ACCGCTTCGGAACTTGCCGGCGGTATACCAGCAGGTATACCGATTGCGACAGTCATGCAGATGTTCACAAAACCAGCAAAAACTAGTAGCGGTGTCGATTTTGATAATTTTACTTGGACCGGAAAGAACTTTTTTTACGATACAGAAAAAAAACCTATCTGGAGAAAATCTATTGGCATGCCAATGAAACCAAAAAGTTTTTTCTTACTTGAACCAGAACTAGCAACCGAAGACAAGATAAAAGAGAACACAAGCAGTGATTGGATTCAAAACACTCATCTGTTTTCTACCAGCGATGCTGTATCAACTTTTAGAGTCGGATATAATTCCAGGGAAAGCGTATTCCCAACTAGCCTTGGGAAGAGAGACACGCTTGACAGACAGTTCCACAAAGGAAAGTGGGGCGGACTTAGAACTACAAGTAAAAGCAAAGTAACTTTTGCAGCACAGGTAGAATGGTTAGGTGACAGTGGTGCTTTTAGCGCATATTCAAAACACCCAACAAGCATACCAGATTGTGACAACGAAGGTAAAACAATGGTAATTTACCGCTTCCCAAGACAACTAGACCCTGTTGCAGATAAAAAAGAATTGGAGTTTAATTCCGCAAATCTAATGCCAAATTACGAAGTAACAACTGCAACAAAATATTGCTATCCATATCCTGGGAAAAATGCAAATAAAGATGAATACGCATTAATAGGAAGACTGAGAGTGGGTAACAAGACAGACAAAAATGTTAGTAGTTCCGATACAGTTGGCGCAGACAAGTACACAGTAGAAATCAATGGGGAAACATTTGGAGCCAGGCAGTCAATTAAATTCATTCCAATGGTCTCTCCAAGTATGCCACCTAGTGACAAACATAGGCCATACCTTGTGTCACACTCCCAGGGTAATGGAATTGGGGAAGCACTGACAGGCGGAAAAAAAAACTGGTTTGATAAAACAGATTGGTTTTGTTTCGACACATCATCAATGGACGGGGCAGCAATTACAATAGCAGATCCACACAAGACTGCGTATTTCAATAACTCAATGATTACAAATGCCTACTTTATAGACAGAGACTTTGATGTTGGAAGCACCGCTTTCGTAATCGGTCAATGTATGTTGTCGTATGAAATGGATTCCGCATCAATAGATACTAAGTTAGGTTTGGTTGATGCATCTGAAAGAATGATATTGACAACACGATACAGCAATGCGTTTGGTGGACCAATAAATAGTGGTGACGTTGGACAACGTTCTGATAAGTTACAACCAAGAAGCCCAAGAGATGGGACTAACGCTGGTAAGTTTACCGATGATTATTTAATTCCAACCATGACTATGACAACAGAAGATTTAGTTAACGGCACAGAACCAATAGGTGCATTGGCAGTTAGAGATACTTTCAAGAAAATATTCGACTATGAGTTAACACCAGAATGGTTTGGTACATTGAGATTGCCTAACCAAGACCCTAATGATCCTACTAGATATATAGTAGATACTAACTATGGTAAGTTTAGTTATCCCTATAGTATAGTAGGGTTTACTATACCTGGATATTATAATGGACCCGTACTAAGATATGGAGAAGATGGAAAGCCAGTCGGTGCAACAGATGAACACCCAGGATTTATTGGTAAGAGCAAAGCGTACGTCAATTACCAAAGTCCATTTGGCACATTACATCGCCACACTATTAATTTCTCAGAAGAGATAGCAATACAGAACCAAATTATTGATTCGGGTGGTTCGGTAACGGATGTATATGAAAACCAAACAGACTCAGATAGTGGTGCGTTTGGAGAAGGAATAGAAGACGTTACAAAGTTAAAAGCGGAGACTATTCAATACGAAGAATGGCTAAAAGATAGAATGATGCAAGATTATGGAAGTATACGTTTTACAAATACCGTATTTAATCAACACATTAATTTCTTCAATAAAGATTTCGTCACAGGAAAGATGCTACTAGAAGCAGGCTACTCTATCCCTGGAGTAGACACATCAATGTATGAAAATGAAGCAAAGTATCTTGGTATACCAACAACTGCTGCAGAACTCGAAGAAGAACCAGAACCAACACAAGTGATGGGACTTGGAGCATTTAGTGATGCATCTGGATTTACAATAACAGACGTTACTTCTAAGTGGGGTGCAATAGGTTCTGCAAGCCCACGTTACACCGGAGATATTGGGATGTCCATGGTACCATACGCTGCAGACGTTGCTGGAGAAGAAATGGGTTATATGGCAATGAGTAACTTAGATGGTCTAGGATACCCAGGCGAAGGTATCGTAGATGATGCTAAAGATTTTGCAGCAGAGGTAACACTTGAAGCAGCAAAATACTCCGGACTTGGAATAGGTCTTGGATTAGGTGGAGCAGCAATAATGTTGGCTGGTGGAGTTGCAGTCGGCATAGCAGCAAAAGGTGCTGGAGAAGGGGTTTGGACTATCTTAAATAAAAAACAACCGTCACCAAATTAAGCAACACACTCTTAACAAACCACCTAGTGGGGATAGACGATGGTAGTCAGTCCTGACTTTGCTAGTAGAGTTATTTACGACTTCAAGGAGAAGTCAAAAGAAATCATCAATACTTATGGTTTAGATCATTTAAGAGGAACCGAATCGATGGACCCGGTTTCTAAGTTAGGTGAAGAATTTATTACATTAGCAGAAGGCGGATCCATAAATCGAACACTAACAGAGTCAATGTTAGAGTCAGAAAAAAGATTATACTTGAAAACAATTGAGCAAAAAGTACTGGAAGTTTCCAGACAACAAAGTGCTACGTTAAACGGGATTGCATCGGCACACGCGGCAAAACCACCAGTGCAAGATGCTAATTGGGATAGAACAATTACATCTGTTGCTAGAGAAGTAGACAGAATCGCAGTAAAAAACGCAGACTTGATGAATATGTTGCCTAAACAACAACAGCAAGTTATGGACGGCATGTTTTCAAAAGTTGTCGACCAAGTTAGATTTAGTCACAGCAGAGACCCTTCTTCACAAAGCGCAGTGAATGCAGAAAAAGCATCAATGAAGGAATTACGTAAAGTAGAATCACACTTAGAGAAAGTTAGTAAAAATGCTTTAAAAACAAAGCAAGATATGATTTACAACGACTTCAATGAGCAATTAGGACGCTATATGGCATCTTTTTCACAACTTCGCAAAGCAATGAAGCCTGCGGAAGTAAAGGCAGCAAATGCACAAATATCTTCAATCAAAGCAATGATGCGAGAAATCAAAACCAACAGAAGATTGGTTAGTGACCAAGAGTTGTTGAAAGCACACATTAGTGCATTACAAGACCAATTTAGAATACTAAATGATATGGAAGGTAGTGTTAGTGAAACAGTTTCTGCTGTTGCAGGTATATTTGGTTCAACACATAGAAGAACAAACAAAAGAAACTTTTCATTCGATGGTTTTGGTGCAATGGTATCAGCAGAAGAAATCGCTAATAAACACCCAGAAAGAACAAACCCTGCACACATTCGTTCAATGCAGTATTTTATGAATCAAGGGCAAACATTTGAAGAAGCACACGAATCAGCAATAGCATATGGGTTCGAACCCGACGGCGGAGTAATGGCAATGGATTTAGACCGCAGAATAAATTATTTGGGCGCAGCCCCTCCAGGATGGAAGCCAGAAGACTACGCTCTAGAAGAGTCTTCGACAGGAAGAAAAGTGTTAAACGTAGGTGGTATAGGAGTAGGTGGAACAATATTTATTGGAGCGTTAGGGTTGGTAGCATTAGTAGCAGTATCAAGTAGGTGAACAAAATGAATTTTATAAGAAACAATGGTGAAGTGGTAGAAGTTAATGACAAAGATGTCAAAACTTTAGAAAAGACTCAAACGTACACACTCTTTGGAGCTAAACATAATCCAAGCGGTGAACAAATGGTAGGCGTAGTATATAGTAACGACGTGGCAAAAGCAGAAGCCGAATATGCAGACAACGATTCAGGGCAACCAGAATATAACGAAATATTGGCAAATCCTAAGAAGACGTCTAAAATAACATGGCGAAACCTTAGATTACAGAGCGCAATATCAGGAGAGAAAGCAATTAAGGGACTAATTAGTACTACTGCTGGTCTTTTTACAAAAGCAGCCAGAAAAGCAGGAAGCAGTATCGCAGCAGGCGGAATTACAAATGAAATGTCTGTAAGAGAAGATCCATTGTTATTCATTGCAACTGCGGAAGATTGGTATGCATATATTAAGAATATGAACACAGTCGATATAGGCGCAGAATTTGCTGCCGGTGTGTCACACGCACAACGTTCTTCTAATGCATTATTCGCACACGAATGGGAGAGTGACCCAGGTCATCACAATCTTATGGGAAGATTACTTCCGGGTTCAGATAGCCAAGAAGCAGTTGCAAAAGGGCAGATTGCTTATGATATTCTAACACGAGGCAGAGAATTACTTAAACAACAAGGATACGGTGCTACACAACAACAAGTGATGCATAAACTTGTTTTCGACATACTGCGCTCTATGCCAGTAAAACAGTACAACTATTACACATTATACCAACTTCACCCAGATGAAGGTAATGAAATATACGCTGAATTCAAAAGCAGATACATTCCTTTAGAGACAGCAGAAGTAGAAATGGTATTAGAAATGCAAAGATCACTAGCATCAGAAGGTGACGCATACGCATTCAGAACTACAACTAACGAACAAACAGGACTACTCTCTTCACAACTAATGCGAAGAGTAGTTGCAGACTACGAAGTTGGTGATACTGTAAACGTTCGAACATTACTAATGACATTACAAGGCCCACCATATAATTACAGAGCAAGAGCAGTTGACATAGCAATGGCATCAGGTCAAAGTAGCGCAGCAGTAGCTAGCGGTACAACGTTTATGGAGTTCAATCTACAAAACAGAGAGATAATGACTGACATGATTAATAATGGTAGTGGTAAGAAACTAAGCAACGAGAAGGTTGGCGCTTATGCTCTTGGCATTGAATCAACTCACTTGGATAAAGGCAATGAGTTGAAAATTAGTAAAGACCGCATCGCCGACTATCCTACAATAGTAATTGCAGCAAGTCAGTATGACCCAACACCACTGTATGTTGCTGTAGCAGTTTCCGGTGGTAAAGGTGGCAGCAACAAAAACCAACAAGGTAAAAAGAAAGGTGGTGGCGGCAAGTGGAAGATAATCAAGTACAACGAAGATTATCTAAAACTTGGTAAAAACGACAATGCTGGTAAAAAAGCACAAGGAATCAGAAGAGGACTTGGTAAGAAAAACCCTACCAAGAAAGCAAAGAAAAATCCACAACCAACAAAGCGTGGTAACTTTCACTTTGTTCAACTATGGCCAACTACACAATTAGATATTAAGAAAAGAGAACCAGTTGGAGGAATGGCAGGTGGTACTAGACATGGCACAGGCAAGTCAAAGAAGGGCCAAGGATATTGGACCAGAGGTCTAAACAAAGCAACCAAAGATATGCAAAACAAACAACTACTGATGATGGGAACACACAAGAAAACAGGTGAAGAAGCACCTTACAGAATTAAATTCCCAGTCTCTTTGTTCAAAATTGTTAACCATCCAACAGCAGGGTACAAAACACTAATGCCCAAGAAAGATATACAAAATAAGAAATTCATCGCAGCATACCAAGATTTCATAAATCATTATGGATTACCAAAACATGCACCTTCGAAAGATACGTATAATCGATTTATTATACCGAAGTCAGAAAGAGCGAAAAGTCCTTACTACATAGATATGCGTAAAAAAAGCGGTAGAAAGTGATTAAAATGAGAGTAAAGGTACCAAGAGAATTGGCTGGTGGCTCTCTACTTAAAGCACACCAGTGGGTTAAGTCTAATGTAGCCAAAACAAATCCAGGTAGAGCAAGTAATGATTACACGCTTCAAGCAGTTGATGGTACACCAATCAGTCTTAGTGATTTAACAAGTAGAACATTTGACGAAGTTCTAGTAGTATCAGGAACAAAAAACAACCCAGGTCAGTACCCGGTTCCAGAAGAATCATGGGGATATCCAACATATAAATCTAAAAACAGATTAGGTAACAAAGTGACTACACTGTTAGCAAAAGATATTGATCCATCAATGATAGAAAGAATAGCCGCGCAAAATGGTATGTTCAGTGCACTCAATACTGTGACAAAATTATTGTATACTTCAAAAAACAACCTGAGGGGTACGGATACTAAAGTCGCTGCACTGCTACAAACATATGCTAACGCATCTGCAGTCAAAAATAATCCAGGAAGACCGTTCTTTGCAACAGATATAAACAACAAATTTAGAGGAGTTGTATCACCACAAGAAGCAACACGCTCATTTATTGCACAAGAATTTGGGGTAGACCCGTCTGATGGCGTATTCGATGCAAATAGTGAAGCAAGTACGTACCTAATAGACAAAGCAAGAATTATTAGAATGTATGATTTGGCTAACCCAGACACAATTGAAGATTTTATGGATAACGTTTTGTTCCCGTTCCTAGCGATATCAACAGCAAACGCAAAGATGTTGAAAGCAATGAAGCACCAAGATTACAATGACATGACTAGGGATGCGCTCACAAGAGGCAGAAAAGACAGTGATAGTTTTGATATCAGATGGCAGAAACTAATTTCTATGGTACCAACAAAAGCAGAACAATTCTATGATGGAATGGATTATGCTTTAGTCGCACATCCTTTGTTCATGAGTGACAGTCTTGGTATAGCAGCAATGAATAGAAATCTTATAAGATACATTGCTAATACAGTTAGAGATTATCCAGGTAACGCAAACCGCGCAGTTAGTTCAATACAAAGAAGAGAATTTGCTACACCGTTACAAAAATTCTTGAACATGTTCAGACCAGAAGACGGCGCCCTGTATGAGATGATGCAAGGCCAAACCGATATATTACGAGCCGGAACCACAGCAGAAGAAACACTAGCAGCATTGCAGTCTATCTATAACCCCGAAACAATAGATATTGATATAGCCAAATATACCGCAAATCTGGAGACTGATCGGTTAGTTGGATTCTTTAGAGACGTCGCTGGTTTCAAACCCACCCCACCACCATATTGGCCCAAACCAGTTGTATTAGCAATGATGGACGCACTTAGAAATAACATAAACGCAGTCATTATTAATGAACAATTGAACTTCGGCGGAACATTTATGTCGCATCTAACCAGAGGCAAGCTTCCTGCACAATACTGGTGGCTACAATCGATACAAATTCAATTAGCAAGCCCAGAAACGCTGCCCAAAGCAAAAAATGAGGTATTAGAGGGGATAAAATATCATAAGAGAAGTACTAAGTTTGGTAAAGTAATGGAAGAACTCTATCCAACTATAGAAGGACAAACCTATGCTGACCAACTTAGTAGGACACCGGGAAATCCGTATGATATCTCAGCGAAGAAATTTTCCGAAATCGCAAACAAACTCAGTGATTACATAGACAGAATAAAACAAGATGGAAAAGGTTCCCTGAGTGACACCGTAAGTCCAACAATACATATACTAAGTGTATTTATGGAAATAGAAGATACTAGTAGAAGTAAGTATAACTATACTATGAGTGAAAACGATAGAGCATTTACACTATATATGCTACAAGAAGTATTTAACTATATAGACCGCAATACACCCGGCAGCTTAGGAGAACTAAGACAATCATCAACCCCTGCAGATAACGCTAATATATTGAATATACTACAAGGATATACGGACACCGTCCCTACGGTAAACAACAAAGAACTAACAAATAGAATAGAGTTTGAAACAGGAGTACAAGAAATATGGTATCAAGTCCAAGCACTATTAGTTGGATCTGATCCAGGCAATGTTGCGGTCGTCCAAAAAGATGCAAAAGACGAGTTGCTAGAATATAGGAACGGATTACCAGAGGAATGGCGTCGAATTAGAATAGACACTCTAATAGACACAATAAATGATTGGAGACCAGCCCCATGAGTAATTTATCTGATAAAATAGCCGCTCTTAAAAAGCGGGACCAAGAACTCTACGCTGACGGAAAAAAAGACCCATTCGGGCCAGCAACTTATATCAACGAAGAGATACAGGCTATTGCCGACAAGGCAGCAACAATTACAGTAAGATACGACGGGATGGATGTAATATCCGACATGCTAGATAAACACACTCACAAAACACTAGAATTACTAGATGAAGGAAGTAGAGCAATACAAGCCCATGCAAATGACGTAGTAAGTCATTTCGACGCATTCATTAGAGAAGGCCCAATTACGATAAAATACGATAAAGGCGATGGTAAGGCAAAAAAAGAAGCAGAAGAAAAATATGCTCAAGAAAGTCAGAAATACCTCAGTCACATTCACCACATTGTCATGGATGTTGCAAGATTCGGAGAAGTCAAAAGTTCACTAAGCGGTGCCGAAAACCTACTAAGGATGCAAACAAACTTAGTCGATAAAGACGAAGTATTTACTAGAAGTGGACATAACGCAACAATATTAAATTTAATCAAATTCATCAAACAAATGGAAGAAGATCTAAACAAAGCAAAACAAGAAAGAGACGGATTAATAATCGAACTAAGACAATTCCTGGGCAGAAAACCTTCAGAAGTACCAACAAACAAGGGTTTAGACAAAAATAAATTAGGACCGTTTGTTACAAGATACAAGGCATTTGACCCATTATTCTTTGAAATGGCAATTTCATACATCACTTATACAATGGCAATATATAAGTTAGAAGTCAACGCCAGAAAGGTAACTATGGAAATAACCAAAATCAAAAATCTACAGTGGTTCCAATCAAGATCTACTCGTCCTATAGCATCAGTATCAACACAGAACCAAATAGATAATATGTTGGCTGACATTGATTTTACAAATGCTTCTCTTAATAAATCTTTCAAAAAACTAAGTTCGACAGCAAATAACTTTTTGGAAAAATATGACGTACCAGACTCGATAAAGAACCTTCCAGCCACGGGTAAGACTAGTAGTGAAGCCATAGATAATGCTGCTGAAGACCTAGTAACCGCACTAAAAAATTCCGTACTTTAATCACTACCTGTATAAGTAGCGACCCTCTCCGATGAGTATGATTAGCGCAGTCTATTGTAATGATTGCGGTGATAGAAACGATTCTAGTCACATGCATTGTAAAATGTGCGGAGCTAAATTACCGGTGATGGCACGACAAAATCCATTGTATGCAAAACTAACAGAAGACAGGCCAAAAGCGGTTGTTTTTGATTTAGACATGACATTATTTGACAACTCACAAAGATTCACAGATGCAAGAAGAGCAGGACTTGTTGACAAAGCAGGAAAGCCAAAAGTCAAAGGGATGATGAGTAAAAAACAAGCGTTCAACAAAAGAAATAAATTCATTTACTCCAAAAAAGAACTTGCAAAAGACGTAGTGATTCCGGGCGCAACCCAGTTGGTTAGTGATTTGAAAAACGATGGCTACACCATAATTTATCTTACTGCAAGACCAAACAAGTACCAAGAGCAAACAATCCAACAACTGGAAAATAAAGGCTTTCCATTGTTTAGAGACAGAGATGGTAACCCATTAGTATTTTCTAAACCAGCAGATAAAACACAAGTTCCTGCGTTCAAAGGAAATAAAGTTAGAGAATTACTTGGTAATTACACAGTAGAAATGGTCTTTGATGACAACAAAAGCAATCTAGAAGAAATTTCTAAGTTAGGAATCCCAGGTCTGTATGCATCACTTTCAGATCATGTTAAGCACAATCCAGAAGCACACGACTTCAGAGACGGACAGTTCGTAACAGGAACAGACAATGTCGATGTTGCATCTGATATGATGCGTGACCCAGATTTAGGTCCAGACGACAGAGAGCAAACCGTAGGAGAAACAGCATATTTAGAAGAAGAACAAATGAAACAAATGAAACAAATGTCAATTGATGACTTCACATCAAACCCCATGGGACCAAACCCACTACCAAATCCACTACCAAAACCAAAGAAAAAGAAACTTTCAAACGGTAAGTACCGCAAAGAACCAAAGAAAACTTACGTCAATAGAATGATGGAAACTAAGAAGATGAAAGAAGATTTCCCAGATAGGAAGCAAAGATATGCAGTTACTATGACATTGGTAACAAAGTTTTACGGTAAGTCTAAAGCAACACCCAAATCAAATCCAGCACATCCAAGTAAAGTAGAGAAGGCTAAAAAACTTTACAAGCACATGAATGGTAAAGAACCAGCAAAGATCGAGAAAAAGAAACTTGACTTAGGTGATGTATGGTATCAAGTTGGTGAAGGAGGATGTTGGCAAATTGGTTACATATCTGGCAAAGATAACGGCAGAGATGACCAAAAGTACACTCATGTTTTCAACGAAGAAACCAAAGACGGCAACTTCCCTAAGTTGTACGCAACAATGCCAGAAAACGGCAAACCAATGCTAATCATTACTGGCGGCACATGGAAGATTAAAACAGACGCCACTGGAACAGCATGGATATACGATTGAGGTGATTGAGTGAATCATAAATTAGGCATATCTGAGAAAACATGGACATACATTGGTGTGGCATCCGGTACACTACTTTTGATGAGTTCTTTGCGCACAGCAGCCAATACTATTGGCAGCGATGGTGTGTTTGGTTACGGGAAGAGTCAAAAACTTGCGACCTATGGGAAGGGCAAGGAGAAGACGTGGTCATCAATACAAGCACTTTCATTAGGACTAATTGCATTGACAATGGTAGAAAGTAGTCACGACAATTTAGTCAAACTAGCAGAGATTAACGAACGAGGAAAAGAAAAGATACAATTTTGGTGATACAATGGCAGAAATATGGAACCCCTTCGATGACGGAAACCCCGTTTACAAAGAACTAGCAAAGAAAACCGCAATAAATAATAACACCTGGAAATGGATAGGAAGCATTGCAGTTGTGATGATTGTTGCTGATTACGCTGGCAAAAAAGGATTCAGACTCAGTGGAGTGTCAGGATTAGGCAGGGTTAAGAACAATCCATATGGAATAATCCGCAAGTGAGGCGGAGGTATGAGTAAATATGCTTTTTCTGAATCGTTCGGTGAATTTACCGACAAAGATACAGAAGACGCAGTATTGACTAGATACAAAAAGCACGTCATTGACCATATACTTCAACACTATGAAATACACGTCAATAGTCACAATCGTGACAATTTAACTTCACATCAGTTGCTATATTACCATGTTTACGGCGATTATCGTTTAGTATTAGACGACAAGAAACCTAAGTTTGTTTACAAAACAACAGGATATACAGAAACAAATATATTGTTGGGCGCACCGATAGATGAGTACTATCTAAACAATTTTCTAAATCAAGAAGAAGAAGGCATTATCAATGGCATATATGATTCTGTAAAAAATGATGGCGCATTAAAATACGACACGGAAAAAGTAGATTGGTTAAACACCGAACTACAAAAAAGAGGCACAGGAACTAAATTTAACTTACCAAGCATTGGTACAGAGATTGTAAAAATGCATGCTTACGGAAATGCTTCGGATGATATTAAAAAAGGCTTGATTGACGAAATGTATGCATTAAGTGAGTTCTTAGACTCAGAAGATAACAGAAATGAGTATCCAGCATTATACGATGAAGACGCTATAGAATTAGTTAACAAATTTCTCGTAAATCCATTTATGGACTCAAGCGAGTTTAATGGAAGTGTATCAAAATCCATAGCCGTCTTAATAGAATCATTTTTGACAAATTTAGAGTATCGTGAACTCTACGACTCATATCCAGACGAAAAAACCAATCCCCTACCACTAGAGAAAAATATTTTTAAAACTTTACGAGATATATATGACATAGACAACGATTATGACACAGAAGGAGCCATTAGCAAAATAGTATCGACATTGTTTGCAAAGTCTACGCAGAAGTACAATATTGACGACGAAGTAATGTTTTCAGACAATCTTTCAAGTGCGAAACTAACCGCAATAGCAGATTTATTAGAAGTAGACCAAGAAGAGATAATGGCGTCCGAGTACGTCATAACCGGATTTAGTGAGACTGGTGGATATGTTTTGCGTACAGTAGATTTAGTTGGTGGCGGACCTGTACCGCTAGATTTGAATGACTCACCAGATGACGTAAAAATTGCAGAAAACGATTTGATTAAATCAACTACACCGAAATTTGATTACGACGAAGATTCTGGTGACGTCACAACCACTGGTGGTAAGAAAAAAAAGAAAGGCGGTGGCAAAGTAGTATTAGAGCCAGCGTTAATTATTTATCAAAGGATTCTACTCGATACGTTTTCTGCCATACAAATATTGTGTCACACCAATGAATGGGCAAGACAGGGTGGCAACAATGCAGAGGCTAAAACCGAAGCAAAAATGCGATTTCTTTCCAGCGGAGTTAACGTATATGCTTCGACACAAAACAACAACCAAAATAAACAGAAAGGAAATAACAACAAAAAAGGCAAAATAAAACCAATTCATATTTACGATTCATTCCCCAACATAGCACATTTTGACAGCGGAAGTGTAGTTGGAATACCACCAAATAAAGACAGTAAAGCAAAATTAGGAAATCGGGGTTTGTTAGATGAATTGGCAGATTGGAGAGGGTTCTACACACTCTCAGTGCTAGCCAAAGCAAGAAAGAAATCATACGACAGACAGTCTATGGACACTTTTTACTCATCCGATATTTTACTAAAAGAAATCGCTTGGATGGCGACTGCGTTAAGTGACGGCTCAAAAGTACTTTCTAAGAAAGAAGACCCAAGAGACTTAATGTCACAAATTCAATATACATACGTTCGAGGAGTGCCAACAGATAAGGACGGTAACGACTTACTGCAACAAACAGCCGTTGCACCAAAGGAAACTGTTTTCTACGAAGTTGACGTACCTTTGTTGAAAGAAGTAATAATGACTTACACAGATGTTTACAATAAATCTGTTATATATCGTGCGTTCAATACAGCAAAGAACACAAAGGACAAAACCATAACCGTCGAAACTGACAACGTAAAGACATTGGTTGCAAATGCATTTGAGGAACATAAAAAAGCCAAAAAAGCAGAGGATGAAGGAAAACCAGATGCAGAAATAAAAGCATTCAAAGATAAAAAAAGCGAATACCTAGGCCAAGCAATGAGGCAACAGCCCAATGCATTTAGAGTAGATCAACCGAAAGGAAAGTCGGGTCGCGACGAAGACAGTTATCCTGGCATAAAGTATCTGCCGAAAGGTGAGGGAGGCAAATTCCACGTTGATGTTACACAGATACCTAGTAACGTTACTGGTGCAGATAAAATACCAAAAGACCGGAACAAAAAATCACGTACAGCAGGTCCCGCAGATGCTGGCGAATCAATATACGACACAACCACAATAACAACTAGAGCCCCTGTGAAAGAAGCCGATCTTGCAAGAACAATATGGCAGTCTGTCAAAACAAGAACAACAGGACTGTTTGACTTAGAAGGTGCAAGACCTCACGAATTTATGTATCTGTTATTCGAGGAGATGAACAAAGTTCTCTCAAGGTCTAAGTTAATCAAAGCACCATACCCTGAAGCATGGTTTGGTACAAACATTGTTGACAAGTTAATTACCGACCCTATGCAATTAGGAGAGAGCGTTGAGATAAGATTTTACGAAGAAAAACTAGCAGAATACATTGGTGCATTAGAAAAAAGATACATGAGCAATTTTTTAATTCCATCAGTTTTATTGACACAAACACAAATGGGTCGTATCAAATATAGCAAAAACCCAGAGAAACTAAAGATGGCGTTTATGGAAAGACTCGCAAAAGACTCAGCAAGCCCACAATTAGTAACGACTAATTATATTCTCAAACCATATGCAATAACAGTGGCCATCATGCGCGGTGTTTTACAAATACCCGAAAAAGACAGATCGTCTTTTGTCGCACAAGAAATAGATGAAGATATGCGCACGGAGATACGCAGACATATGTATAACAATGACATTAGACCACTGCTTCCTAGAGAACACCCATTGTTTGAACCAAGAGAGAAAATAGAGGAGGAGGAATAATGAGTGACTTCAACCTTGTATTCGTAGAGTTTGATAAGTTTGCTCGACTAGAAACTGTAGATAAAGAAACATTGACAGAAGACGACATAGATTTATTCTTGACTAATTTCCTAGCACCAAACTCATTCTTCTATCACAAAGGTTTGCAGATAAGTTGCGCAAATAAGCCAGACAGAGAGACTGGTGAAAAAGCATATGACATGGACGGTAAGTCTTATGTTGAAGCAGTTAATGAATTAAAACCAATATTAAGTAAAAAGATAAGAGATAGTTATGGTAGCATTTCTAAAGACTCTAACGCATTTGCATTCGATGCCGCACCTAGAACTGTCAAAGAAATTGCATTAAGTTTGGCATACGGTGCAGGATTAAATGCAGCAAAATGGCAAGCAATGTCAGAAATAGAAAGAATACAACACCCTGTTTACGCGAATGCACAAATAGAAGCAAATAGAATACAAAGTAGATTGGCACAGTATCATGAAAAGGTATTGCCTTTTATGCTAAGAAAAACAATGCATCACCCCATTTCGTTTATCAAATATAGCCAAACAAAAGGATACATCCCTACACCAATCAGGAATACTAACGAAGTTAATGAAGTTACACTATCGTCAGAAGAAGATTTGCAAAACATGCTGAGCAGTAAAAGATACAACGATACTGGATTCCCTGGTGCCAAAGATGAAGAAATCAGGGGATTAGTCTGGGATCCATCACCAAGCAGAAAGAATTTGAAACTCGCTGTTATTGATATTGACAACCCAGCAGACTTAAGCAAAGCAAAACTAAGAGAAGTTACGCGTAGTGCTGCCCTAAGAATAGCAAATGCAGGACATCCATACATCATAATGTATACAGGTAAAAATTTTCAAATATGGATGGGTGAAAGTAAAAACAAACTGGGTGATGCACCGGAAGTTATAGATTATCTTAGAGGACTTTTGAATGGACTTGGTAACTTCCAAGGCAAACAAGAAGCCATTGATGCAAAGGAAATATGGTTTGACGAAAACATATTAGCAAGTTCAGTAAATAAATTACCAACTAGGATGTTCTTTAGTTTGCACTATCCACTAAAAAACCAAGAGAAGTCATATAGTGGTTTAGCCGCTGTACCAGTAAGCATTGACAATGTAAAGACATTTGATCCTTACAAGCATGCACATCCAGATATTGTATTACTAAACTTTGACAAATATGCTAGTGTCATAGCCGCTTTCTTTGACTCAGTGAAAGTTGGACAAGACTATGGAGAGGATACAGAAACAGATCCAGAGTGCATTAGATTACCAGAGAAGTACCCTGATAATGAACTAGTATCTCTAATAGATAGTAATAGTAATACTATAGGGGTTAAGTTAGAAGATATAGCTAATAAAGTAGCAGACGAAGCGTCTACATTTGTATATGCAAAAGCAAAAGGTATAGACGCAGTAATAACATACAATGAGCGAGGCGGACTTAGATTCGGTAAGAATACCTTGACTAGCACTAAAGTAAGGTCGACAGGTAACAGAAAAGAAGAAGTTAGCGAGAGTACCTTATCTGCAATCATAACTCGAACAGGTATAGTGATACACAGTGATTACATCTCTAGGGATTTGCAGCGGTATTGTCAGTCTAAAAATATCAAAGAACTAACTTTGGTTGGTCAACTAACAAGCACAGACTACATTGGTAATGAATTGGAAGAACAAGAAATACGTGGAGTAGTATCAAGAAAAGAAGGCATCCTTGCCGAAGAGTTCAAGACACTAAGATTCGTAGTCAATAAGATAGCATTCCATAACAATGAAATGGTCCCATTAGAGATAATGCATAAAGAAGTTCAGAAATTAAACAGTAGTAGAATACTACCAGGACCCAGCACAAACTTTACAAATCCTATGGGAGAGAAAATTAAAACATATTACAAAACCATAAGAAGCCTAAGACTGGGTAGAGAACTAGTCGTATTGGGCGAAGAGTCGTATCTCATTTCTGCATCAGACACAATGAACATGGTAATATTAGGCATGGACGCCAGGTCAACTGCATACCAACAAAATTCCAAAGAAATCGGTACCGTGTATGTGGGCGTTATCAAAACTGATAGAAACAGAGGACCAGTATATTACATCATGGCAAAAGCAGAAATTGCATTAAAGAAAGAAGATAGGATACGACTCAAAGAGTTGGTTGTTGGTGAAGATGGTAAAAACATAGTACCAGTCAATGTTAGAGATGACCAGTTCGTAAATGACATAGTGCTTACAGAACCAAATATAGTAGTAGAAGTAGCATATAGTGATATTAGCAGTAGAATGACAATTGCACTTCCGTCACAATTTATTCCTGGCACCGCTTCTGGTAGACCTAAACTATACAGAATATTGGATGCGAAGCGATATATCACAAAGATGGTCGGAGCAAAAGTTATCAGAATTAACGAAGATCTAAACCCATTAAAACAAACAGATGTCTCTTTCGACCAAGATAACCTAATCAAAATACAAGGAACAGCACCAAAAGGAGGTTTTACAATTGTGCAATCGCTACCGAACCCAATCAAGAGAGACGATTTGTACTCAACATATGACAAACTTCTCGGCGAAGAAATAGATCCTAAGCTACCGTGGAAGATGTCTGAAAAAGCATTTGATAAGTTCAGTAAGTTAACTAAAAATAAAGCACTAATTGGTTATGTCGATGGAAAGAGAATTTACTACAACGAAGCAGACGATTGGGTAATGCATGGAAATAACGAAGATTTCTTTTGGGCATCAATGACTTTCAGATCGATTATGAGTCCATTCAAATTACGAGGCGTTGACATAATGACCGCAGCCAAGATGTGTGCAGAGTATGGCGTGAATTGGCATTTGGTTGTATCAGAAAATACTTTCTACTGGATGTACTGTAGCATAGAAAACGATCAGATCCGTAAAGAACATTCTAAGTACATACGTGATGAAGACTACGATGGTGATATAGAAGAAGTTTTATCCGATTTATTACACACAGTTAATTCAACATATTCTCCCAAATCAGTTGTTAAAGATGCAAAAGTTCCGGGGTTTGTGTTTGATGTAACTGTTGTCGAAAAGATTAAACAAAACCCTGCTTTTTATGGCGTACCAAAGAAACTCAACTCATGGATGGATGTTTACCTTGATAGCGAAGACTTGGGTCTAGATGAAGACGGCAATCAAAAATATAGATATGTAGAAGCCGGTGGAACAATAGTACCATTGACTACGTATGGTGGACGTAAAGAAGATGTTCCATTACTAAGCAAGAATTACCTTGTAGAAAAAGACAGGCGTATACCAGGAGAATTCGATGTCGCAGCTAGGCGACACCATAAAGGCGAACCAGGATACAAAGTATACATTGATGAGGGTTCCGCAAATAGTCTAAATGCAACACCCCACTATACTCAAACTAGTTTACCTTTCAGCTTTGCAACCGCAGTAGATGACAAATACGGTTATGGGCAAGACGGTAATAGAGTACTATTTGGCAAAAGTGGATCTGCTGGTCAGTTAAAACAAATCACAGACAAGTATGATACAAAGTCGTTCAAGACGCAAATGGACAACCATGATCTATCAAATAAAGAACAAGCAAAAGAAGACGCAAGATTACTCCAGTCGATGTTTAATTATGTACCAGGTGGTAAAGTTTTAGATCCAAATAAAAAAGAAACAGAAACTAGATCCGGATCAGGACTAAGTTTAGATTACCAAAAAGCGTATGAAGCCGACAATAAAAGGCTACAGAAAGCAACGACAGAAACTCCTTTTGCACACTTTAAAGCCAAAACTAACCCACCAATAAAAGCACAAGCATGGGCTGAATATGTCAGTAAGTATGTAGAAACACATAGATTATGGGATGCCGAGCCAGAACCTAAAGAAACCTGGGAAAGATACAGTCTTGGAGCATTTCCTGCACACTTTGTTGAAATGTTAGAAAAGGAAAGATTATTGTTAAAGGCACAAGACGCACACTCGTTAACAGAAGACGAACTGCGAATACTCAACGAATCTTTTAGTGCTGCACCATCAGGAGACTTGTTGGAAAGTGCGCTTAGTGATTTATTTGAAGCAGTAGAAGAAGAGGAGGAAGTCGAATATGAACCAGATGATGAAGACTACGACATCACATGATATTGCAACCCTACTGAACTTTCCAGAAATAGGACAAATACTTTCTGGTAACAAAGTTACTGATACAGACGTCAAGTATAAAGATGGTGTATTTAGATACAGAATAACTTTACCAAAAGGCGTAAGACGTAGCGACATACCAAACATACTGCGTGATTTTTACAATATTGGAATTTTTACATTGAATAGCGAAGATCACATAGTAGAGAATCATGACTATCAAACAAGGACCACCAGAAACAATGTAGTTGTAATCGGGTCAATGCAGATAACTCCTGTGAGTTTAACTAATCCAGTACTAAAGAAGATGACTGCTCTAGAAGATTTTAACAACGAATATGATAAGATGGTCATGACGGCTCCGGAGACTTACTTCAAAGCATTTCCATATAGAGGCTTTAATGGCCCAACATTTAGGGCTAAACTATTTTCTTTCGTATCAAACATGGGAGAAAACTATGGGTACTGTGATGATAAAACAATCTACCATCGTAGAGCATCATTAGTTATGCCTAAAATAAAAATTACCAAAGCACCGGAACAAGCAAAAATGTTCTACCATACACACCCTAAAAGAGACGAACCGTCTCTGAGTTCTGCAGACGACTATCTAATATATTTCGATATGAGTCACAAGCCAAGAAATATTAGACACTTCTATACTGTAATGGCAGACAGAATGGATTACTTTCACATTGTACCTAAACCGTCAAAGAAGAAAGACTACGTTAAAATTAATGAAGACAAGTTCATTGCAGAGTTAGATAATCAAATAGATGAAGCCGCAAGCAGATTAGATCAGGTGATGTCTAGTGATTCATACGGTGACGACTTACAATACTGTGAAAAAGTAACACGTGAAGTAGTAAAATGGTTAAACAATAAATATAAAAAATACTTTACAATAACTTACAAATGCCACTACCGAGTAAAGAATAACCCAGATAAACCAACTGGAAACGATTTGCACTTAGATGATGAGTTTATTGGTAAAGCACTAAAAGATCTGAAAACAGGAGCTGCATCTTGGCCAGAGTTTAGGGAGAAAGACAAGCCACAAGAAAATTATGCATATTGGCATTCAAAATACTTTACTATGAATAAGGATGCAAAAGGCGTTGGTTACATGGGGTTACTTCCCGGTGACACTAGAAGGTTCAACCATTTCATATATGCTAATTATAGAGGTAGTGAATATACCTATGAAGATATACTAGGTATACTATGTATAAGTAATGATATAAAGATTAGAGATGCTAAGATAAGAGATGGTAAAGGAATTACTAGTAGGATAGAAGATATCTTAGATTACTTAGAGATACACAATGAAGAGATTAGAGAAGACATTATGCTTTATGATTCTATAGTGGCAGTAGATGCTTATGGGTCTATGGCAGAAATAGTTGGTGAAGAACATAATTTTATTTTACCGATAGCAGACTTTTCAATGCAAAGTGTAGAAGCAATGAAGCTAGTTCGTGGCGGTAAGAAGAATCTGGAGCGAGCAAAATATGATATCATGGTTACGCTCAAAGAAAAGATGGGTAAAGCAGTAGCAGATGCCTTGGGAAAAAGGAATAAGCAACTGGTAGACACTGGAACACCCGTATCAATTAATGCATATCACCCATGGAATGATCCCACAGACACTCGCAATACCTATCCAGGAGATAGCATAAAATCATCTACATTGGGGATTAATCCTCCAGTTCAAAGAAAAAAACGTGAGTTTGGTATGGTTTTACCAAAAAACGTATTTGACAATCAAGAGTTGCTATTAGAAGTTTTAGAACCGTTCAAAAAACCAGATAAGGATTTAAGAAACGAAAGAACAAACCAATATAACATTGTTGTGCCTGGGGACAACTCTGCTGTGAATTTTACTTTTTACGACACTGGTACCGTCCAAATATTTGTTCCGGCAAAAGGATACCCAATGCCAGAAAATCCAGACGAAGCAGTTCTTGTTGCAGTTAGAACACTTATTGAAACAATAAATGACATGGGACTTGCGAAACCCATTGAAACAGATGATATAGCATTTGGTACGATAGAACCGATACGTAACCCAAATACTGGAGTTATCGTAGCCTTAGTCGGGCCAATACAGCCGACAAAAAACAAGATACTTGATTCACTGTCTAAAAGAATGAACGCTAGTGTAGTAACTACGTTCACGACAAAGATACTGAAGGCTTACGAGAGAAGACCAAACATAGTAGAAGTTACTGATGAGATATTTACTAAGATGGAGAATGGTGGAGAGATAGTCGTAGCAACACAAACATACGATGGTTACAAGCGTGGATTCAGCAGAAAAGATATGCAAAAAGGAGATTTCATGATGATAGATGCAGAGGTAAGTGATTTACACTTTCTGATTAATGCAAAGCCGTCTGTGATTAGTTTCTTCTTACATCCAACTAATTCTGAGGCAACAATAGAAGGATACATGTCTAAATATGTTTCACCTCAAGAAGCAAAAAGAGTTTCTAGGTCTATCGAACCTTCACAAGATCAAGTAGAACATATTATTGAATATGACATTGAAAGACCTGCTTCGGCAATAGAAGAAATCTACAACACAATTCCAAAACCAAACCCAATGCCTAAATCAATTGGTTCTATGATGGTTTCATCAAATGGTGAATATTACTTACGTGTAAAAAACAATCCTTCACACAATAGTTGTCCAGCAGTAACACAGAACTTGGAATTAAATACCAAGAATAGAAACTCTGCAATAAAAGCAGATTACATAAAATACGGCCCACTTAATTTAGCAGACGAAGATTACTGGGTCAAAGCAGCGGAACACTGGAACACAACACCAGAAGTTGCTAAAGAATCAAAGTGTGGTAATTGTGTCGCATTTGACATATCACCAAGAATGTTAGATTGTATGCCAGGATCTGTACAAGATGACGGGCAATTAGGAATGTGTTGGATGCACAATTTCAAATGTCATTCTGCTAGAACTTGTTACACTTGGGCAGCAGGTGGGCCAATAACAGAGGATTCTGTTTCTTACGATTGGCAAGAAAGGTCAGCAAAATCCAACCCTCAAAAAAAAATTTCAATTAGAATAGATGAAAGCACAAACCCAGAAAAGAAAATGATGGCTGTATTTACCAAACCAAATGGTAGAACAAAGACCATTCACTTCGGTGCTCGCGGCATGAGTGATTATACTCAACACAAAGATAAATCACGCAGAAAGAACTACCTTGCACGTCACGGTGGAATGGGAGAAGATTGGAATGACCCAATGACAGCAGGTGCATTGTCAAGATGGATTCTATGGGGCAAGCCGAGTCTAAGGGAATCGTTTAACGACTTCAAGAAGAGATTCAACTTGGAAGGAGTTATGGCTGTCACGAACACAAAGATGAATCCTTCATACACAACCAAGTTCGACTTTGTTCCAGGCAAGGAATATACTTTTGATGAACTACCAGGACATGAAACAGGAAGAATGGTAACTGCACTAGAAGAAGAATATGGGCCACTTGGAACTTCCCTAAGAGAAGATGCACTTCATCACTTTAGAAGCAAAGGAATGGAAGGTGGATATGGTTTTCCCGGAACTGCACAAGAGGCAATTTACAAAGCAGTAATTATTCCCAACGAAGAGTTAGTGGAACGATTTGGACACTTACAAGGAAAGCCAAAACTACAGAAGCATATCGAAAAGTATGGATTAGATTACCCTAGTATTGGTAACGAAGGAAACAATAGAAGAATTGCTATGGCTAAACTTGGAAGAGATATGCCGCATTTAGAAGTCGTCCCAGCAAAGATGAACCCAAGAATCCCAAAGAAGTACGAAGGACAAGATCCAAGCGAACATTCAGACCTTTACACCGATGAAGATCCAGAAGGAACAATTCAAGGCTTGGGGTTTAAAGACAAAGCAACAGCAACGAAATCAATTCGATTGATTAAGAACTCAGGAAAAACTCACGCACATAAGATACAAGCAGCAATGGCTATGGAACAAAGAGCAAGATTCCACCCTAATGCAACAAAAGGAATCAAAGAGGCACAGAAAGTTTACAAGCAATTTATTGAAGAAATGAAAGTGAAAACAAAAGAAATGAAAGTAAAACTAAAAGTGAACCCAATGGCTCCCGGCTATCAATCATATTCATGGACTACAGAAGACTGGCGTTCAATTAAAGTAAACAACAAAGGAGAAATAGATTACAAAGAAAAGTGTGGGGCAGAAGGAACACAAACACCAGATGGTTCTCCTAGACTTTGTTTACCTGTGGAAGTCATTAGGTCTTTGTTAAGAACTGAATCAGGAAAAGATGTTATTCGTACACAAGCAAGGAAAAAAGCCCGTGCTAAGAAAGGTGAGAGAGTTCCTTGGCATCCAAGGATTAAGAAAATTTGGAAACGTGTAAAGGAACAAAGTCCCAAAGACAAGAAAAATCCAAATCCATATTACAATGCACATCTTTATGCAAGTGGTAGTACAGACCCATTTTTCCCAGGAGACGTACCTGTGGCTCCACCAGCCTTGTTAAAGAATCCACCAAGTAAAGTAATTATTGTAAGTGGCCCATCTGGTTCTGGAAAATCAACCATATCTAAAACAATAGCAAAAGAACTTGGCGGCACACTTGTACCAACTGTGACAACAAGATCCAGAAGACCAAAAGAAAAAGAAGGAGGAGACAGAATCTTTGTTTCTAAAGATGAATTCAAAGAAATGATAGATAACAATGAGTTTGTTGAATACAAGCAACACAAAGATGGAGTCTTTTACGGCAGAAGAAAAACAGACATGGATGACATATCAATTGTAGAAGTTAGCCTAAAAGGAATGAAAGAGTACAAAGAACTTTATCCAGATTCATTTGCAGTATTCTTAGAGCCAGATAAGTCTCCGAAAGAGATAGAAAAAAGATTATTGTTAAGAGGCGGTATGTCAGAAGCAAATGCAAAAGCTAGAGCAAGTATAATTCCTAAACAAGTTGCAGCAGCAAAAACAATGCCTTATGATTTATTTATCAAATCAAGAACAGGTAAGTATTCAGAAGTAGCAAAAGAAATAATTAGTCAAATACCAATGGCTAATCCACATTGGCGACATGGTGAAGCGATGGACGAAGAAGACGATCCGTTTGCAGACCAATTTAACTAATCTAACAACAAGTTAAAATGAATTATGTAATCATTGCTTGACATATGCGTCTGACAGGAAGGTTCATTGAATCATTCAAACACAGGCACGGTGTTGTATTAGGTATTACTAGAAGTGGAAAGACTTTCTTGGCAGCAAAGGTCTTACAACGAATACAAGAAACAGGTGGTCATACGCTATTTATTGATCCTAAGCACGATGATGGCTATTCTCACCTCGGTACAATTTGTACATCACCAATAGAAGTTTATGAACAACTTTTGTTAAAGAACCCAGCAATTATATTCAGAACACCAGGGACTTCAGAAGAAAGAATAGAAGCATTAGATAGAGTAGTAGAGTTAATGTTCACACTACAAAGAACAGCAGGTTTCAAAAGAATTAGGAGAGTTATAGCAATTGACGAAATACAGTTGTTCGTTAAGAAAGGCAACTCTCGTGCAGTGGAAATGATTTGGACAATTGGTGCAGGTATTGGAATCGTAGGTATGGCATTGACCCAAAGAATCCAATTACTTAACGAAACTGCATGGTCACAATCAGACAACAAAGTAATTTTCAGAATAGAAGATAGACCAGAGTATCTTAGAAGTAGGAACTTAGAACACTATGTTGAGCAATTAGATTTCTTTACCGACCCAATGAATAAATATTGGTTCTATTATACACAAGGCGGTGGCAAGTGGAAAAAGCACGAACCAGTTCCATTGATTGATGAGACCAAATCACTTAACTTAAGTCGGTTCTAATTGAAAGGCATAATAAGAACTAGCCTCTCAGGAGGCTTAGATGGCCATTACGATTAGCGCACCCCACTTCAAAGAATCAGTAGATGACCCTAATATCAAACCATTTCTAGATCAACTAGAATCTTTTTTAGACCTTAAGAATATTCCCCACTACATCGTCAAAGGAACTTCATTGAAAACAATGTTAGACTTAACAACATCAGAAGCAAGGGGCACTAGTTACAATCAAGAACTTGCAGCGTATCTAAAGATCAGTGACTTGCATCTTGAGTTGCATGCGTATGATTTTGATACACATGAAGATTGGTCTACATCAGATTTGGTTATTGGAAAGCTACTAGGTTATACAGATGAAGAGTTACTAGGAGATTTTGAAAATGTTTTGGGTTCTAGTGCAACGGTTGAGACAAACATGGTAGTACCAATGGGACACTATGCTAGTGCATTAAGTGAGTTTGTTTATCAGATACCTAGTATAGTATTATATGTTAATGTAGATAGTAGTCAACTATACCCTAGTATAACAGAAAGTATAACAGATATTATTTTGGATTACGAGGAGCGTAAAACTTCATAGGTTCGTTTTTTACTGTCCAGCGTAAGAAATCAACAGCAGCGTTGATAGCGTGAGACCTATCTTTGAATATTTTTTGGTCAATCATTTCATCAACCATATCATAAAGTTCTTTGTTCATAGTAAAAGAAACAGGAACTTTTCGACTAAAATCTCTTTCAGTCTGTCTTCGAGACACATGTTTCGCATAATACATATACTTATCACACTTTTCAATGGCACAGCAATATCGCAGCATAATCTATAGATGTATGACACGAACATATAGTAATGCACGCCCCTTATATCCCCCCTCCCCGTCGGACAGGTTAGATCGCATGCCTTTAGCTGAAGTAGTAATACTGAATCCGCGAAGACCCGCTGCAAAGCGTAAGACGTCTAAGAGGAAGAAAAGCGTACGATCGAAAAACAAAGGAATGAATAAAATGGCAAGAAGAAAATCTGTAAAAAGAGTAAAGTCAACCAGAAGGAAGACTACTACTCGTCGAAAACCGACTACACGTCGCCGTAAAGTAACCCGTAGAAAAGCTGCCCCTAAGAGGAAGACTACTACTCGTAGAAAAAAGACTGCACGCAGAAAAGCTGCACCTAAGAGAAGAGTAGTAAGACGCCGAAAAGTGGCAAGGAAAGCTGCTCCTAAGAGACGCAGAACTACACGTAGAAAAGCTGCTCCTAAGAGACGCAGAACTACACGTAGAAAAGCTGCTCCTAAGAGAAAGGCTACTACACGAAGGCGTATAGTAAAAAGACGTGCTGCACCTAAGAGAAGAAAAACTACTCGAAGGAAAACTGCACGTAGGAAGACTACAAGAAGAAAGAGCACATCTCGTGTTCGCCGAAGTCGCCGTTCATCAAAGATGAGCATCAAAGGATACACTTCATTCGTGAAGACCCACTTAGACCTAAAGGCTCTGGGTGTTGTTGTCCTTGGATTGTCTCTACCTTCGATGGCAGGGTATCTCGCATCAACAAATGTTGGTATGAGAGCAATGTCCTACGTGGACATGGTACCTGGTATGACAACAAACGTTGGAAAAGCAGCTCTTGCTGTTGGTCTAACCGCTGCAGTATCATACGGAATGTCTGGCTTAGGAGTCATTAGTGCTAGTGAAGCATTAACAGCAAACATGATCGCATTAGGTCTTGTAACTGTTGGCGCATTACAATCTATGAATCTACCTGTAGGTAGTGGAATAGTTTCTAATCTACCAAGTTCTGGCGGTCTCGCTGGTCTAGGTAGTGCTTCATATGGATACATCGGTAACTACCACGACACTGGTATGGGTGTAGGAGCAGAAATGCTTCCTCAACCACAAGGTGCTCAGTTATTCGGCGTCCGTGCTAATATATTCTGATTAGTAAAATAATTGGGAAGTCTTTACAAAAACATCCTAGGGGGCCATCCGGCCTCCTAGAGATGCTCACTATAATATTAAAAAGTCCCTCTCTCATCGAGAGTCTTCATAGTTATGTTTCTTCTAACATACTCATTTTCTGTAATCTGTTTTTCAACAAGATCACCTGCTATACGCATGAGTACACAAGAGCGGATATATGCAGAGACCGTTAGTTTAGTACGATTGGCTTCACGTAATATTTCTTGGTACTCTGCTTGACTAAACCTTAGAGTGACTACTTTAGAAGTACTACCTTTGGTGCCCACATATTATCCAACATGCATTCAGTAATAACCTTGTTGTACTGTTTTGTATGACAAACGAATACAATGTAGTCAAACTACTTATACATAAGAGGCCAGTGGCACTGAATAACTCGAACGTCGACAACGTGGTGACAGTGAACTAACAACGAATTAATTAAAAATGGAAGTGAAAAAAATATGGAACTAAGACCTTACTACGACCGGCCTACCGGTCAAATTAAGAATTATTTAAGCCTTATTGAGCAAAAAATTGCTAGCAACTTTCCACACTGGGGTCGAGGATCTCAGGGTGTTTGGCCGAAAGGCGACTACGGTAAGGGAATCCTACGTGCTGATCAATTCAGTATATTAGGAACTTACGGGCAATGGTTAATCCCATCATCCGGTTCATCCGGAAACCCGTCCTCTGCATCTGTCGATTCCTTCGGTTGGTCATCCAAGACACTCAACTTCAAGTCACTAGAAGAATTTTTCTATTTGACAATGGGTATTCAATATCCGGTTACACCGCTTTTGATAACAGAACATCAATGGCAAATTTCCGGTATCGAAACACCTGTTATCGATCAGCAAATCTTCGAAGTACTAGAAGAACCGTTTGTGTGGTATGAATCACCTATTGTTATTGAACCTGAAAAGAACATCGTCTGCAACCACCGTGTGGTTGGAGGGGCTGCTAATTTCGGTAACTCTACAATAAGTGGCGCAGAAAAGTGGCGTGTAATAGGATCCGTCGTTGGTCAACACCACGAATTGATCCAGCTCACACAGAACATCGGAGAATTGAGTTAATCCCTTTGGGATTGGCATTGGAGTGATATACTATGACATCAATAGGTGGATTAGACGTAGCATTCGGTGCTAGGATGCAAGTCGTTCGTACGAACGTATTGTGCCTCGCTCTTGCAAATACCGGTCTGGCAAACGCAACCACTGTACCAAAGTTCATCCTTAATACATACAAGGAAGGACTAAAAGGTACTGTGATTGAGCCCGACTTTTTGTATATCTATGAAGTAGCACAAATTAACGCATCAAGCGGTTACACAACCGCTGCTGTTATGGATGGCCTTTTCAATCAAGATAATTCTGGCGATGGTACAGCCGATACTACCGCTTTAGAAGTTAACGGTGTCCTTAGGGATATCCGTCAAACTCCTTTAGCAGTGAATAGCGCATTCGCAGACACGACAGCAGCACACGCTGTTTTCAGTACTGCAACGCCTCTTCACACGTATGACAACATACAAGGTAACCTGGCTCTCGAATCTGTTCTAAGCCTTTCCGCTATGGGACTTGCAGACGCAACCGCAGACTTAACTGCTGGTGTGTTTTCAGACGCTGCTGATGCTGATGCAGATGCAGAATCCGGAATATTCCCACAAGCAGTACAGGCTTTGGCTTTTAAAGACGTATATGACAACGCAATGGCGACAACTGGTGGAAACCTAAACGCCGGTAGCAAATACACTGGTATGCATAAAGGACCGTTTACGGTCAACCTAACTAAGGCTCTACAACAACTAGAGACTGGAGCAGGTATTGCAACTGGTGCTGCTGCTGCAACTGTAGACGCATATACGGCTTCGACTACCTTTGGCACAATGGCTAATGACTTATCTAGCGACGCTGGAATAATCAGTATGACATCTTTTGCTAAAGTAGTCTGAGATTGAAAGACATCTCAACGCAAGGGCGTTGGCTCCAATTATGGGGCCAGCGTCTTTTTTTTATTTTAAAATCAGAAAATATAGCGCATCTTATAACGGTGGGGTATTTGTTATAGATTATGTTATATTGCCACAACTGTGAATTGCCTATACTAGAACTAGAACACGTCGTCATAAAAGACCTATACAAACAGACCGTAGACTTCTGCGCTACGTGTGAATCAGAGTTAGAAATAGCATGGCTTTAATCGACTGACTTATATTCAAGCACTGGCTCGGACAGACTGGTCCCAGACCAACCAGACAAAGAAGTGGTAAATTATGGCAAACCTAAATCAAGGATATAGAAGTGGAAACGCCTTCGGGCGACTAGCGAACGTGAGTTATGAAAATTATACAGGCGAAGACATAGCGTTGAAGCCTGGGTACTTACTTAGAATACGTGATACGTATGCATTAGTAACAGGTGTAGAAGCAATGAGTGTTGACTTATTCTTTACAGATACTGTGAATGTTGGAATTACTGCGGTAACATCGTCAGTAGCAACTAACTTTGACGGTACACATGGTGACGCACTAGAACAATATGGTTTAGCATCAATCAGTGCTTACTACGATTTAGGAACAACAACTGTCGCAGAAACAGACAAGACTGGTAACATTCTTGCACCTGACTACGATTCTGGTTTTATTACTTTCAAAGCATTAGAACCATATGCAGGTAACTTATATCACTTGTGTCCTACACTACCTCTACAACCAAAGTATATGGTTAAAGAAACAGGTGACTGGCATTCTCTAAACGCATTCCCACCGTATGACACATCTAACGCCGGGCTTCCAGTTGGATTCAGGGGTGACGGTACTTCCGAGCATCTTTCTCAAGTTGGTAGCGTTTCTGCAAAATTATACCTAAAACAACCTAGCGGTGTGAGCAAGCATACACTCGATGAAGCATCTGACGGTGAGTCTGCAAGAGCAACTGCAAGCGAAACAACGCTAGAAGGCATCTCTGGTTTCTTAGATGGAGAAATGTCTCCTCTAGCAAACCCAAACTGGTCTTTTGGTATGATCGTAGAACACGGTGAAGCATCATTACCTGCATTCCGTGTGGTAAACGATTCTGATGAATATATTCTAGATGGTCGTGTAAGATTAGTTGGATGGAAATACAAAATCCTAGAACTGTCACAAGAGCAACTTGCTACATTAAAGGCAAAAGCTGGTGGCAGACTAAGATTCATGTACTACAACCCAGTTACTTACCAGTCGTCTGGATTCCTTAGCGATTACCTCGCTATGTAATTACGACGGTGGGATAAAGTAAATGGCATTATTCGATTACGATAGAGACGCACTAAAGCCGTCTATAATTTCGGCTCATGGTCTTAGACGTGAAGTGCAACGTAAAGGCGCATCTGGCGGTCAGCAACAACGCCAAGAACAGAAGCAAAATAACATGCGTATCTTACAAAATGTAACATCTAACATATACAATTATGGATCTGGTGGAAATGCTAACACTACTGAAATAGAACTAAGAACTGACAAGTTTAGAAACTTAAATATAGACAGTGGTGAAACACTAGAGATACTTGCTAAGAAAGGTGCGGGTCTCCTTCATGGTCTAGAAGTAGTAATAGATAATCCCTATGGGGCAGTATACCTAGAGATAGATGGATATAAGAATACTACAGATGGTATAGGTGAAACTCCAGCGGAGTTATTACTCAATAATAGAACTACTAGAGTAGATGGACAATTCTATGTTAAGAGCGTTGCAACAGATGGAACATTTACTATGCTTTATACACCAACAAAACCAGAACCTTACACAGAACAATTAAGAATAATGGTCTCTAACAGAATCAAACCATCAAGAGATGTTTTCGGACACAGTTTGAATTATACAAGTAGAGGTGGTATACCTACACCGATTAAAACTGACTTCATGGGCGGTGGTTCTTACGTTCACACTGGACTAAAAGAAGCAAGTTTAGATACTCTAGCTTCGGCAATGGCAAAACCTATCGGCTCATCAGTCTACTCTGTTGACGATACTTATAACCAAGCAGTTTTTGATTCAAACAGCCACTTAATTGGTACAGGTCATCCATATCAAGGTCAGGCAGGTAAACCAATATTCACATTGAACGCGGAGTTCGATGGGACAACAGCAACAGTAGAGTTCGCAACAGTTGCTACGACTGGAGAAGATGCCAGCGCAGTAGCAGGTCCAGCATTAGGTAGTTCAGGTAATTTCCCAGGAACACCAGCCGCTCCGTCACATCAGAATGTATTCATTTACAAAGACACATCAAAAGATGTGACAGAAGTTGCGACACTTAATTTCGATGAAGCTACGGGTATTTTGCTTAATGAGTCCAACATCGGTGCAGACGCACAAACAACACTAACGGTTGACACAGTAGATGCCACAACCAAGTTCGATGTCGGAGATGTTGTCCTTGATAACACAGGACAGAAGATAGGAATCGTGGAGGCTGTGACAGCAACCCTGATTACGCTCACTGCAAACAATATCGTAGCCGTCGACAACAATGAAAATCTAAGGAGAAAGTCCACGAGCATTCCAAAGGTCGGAGATAGAATATACTTTAGAAATAAAGGAACTGTATACTTTCCAGGAATCGTACAAAACATTTTCCGATACAATCGTTCCGGCGACACAGGAGCAGACGGATGGACAAGTGAGACTACAGCAGCCTATGGAGACTCAACTGGAGCACATTGCTTCCAAGTGTCACCAGGACTTAGAGCGGCGGCATCAGTATTTACCAAAACATCAACCGATAGTAATGAAACTATTTCAATGGGAGTAGTGACTTCAAACGCAGACAACAATCCTAAACTAAATGTAAAAGGATTATTCATCAAAAGACAGACAGTTATCGGATCGGAGACTTAAGTATGAAACTAGGAAAAAAGGTTATGAAATTCGCAGACGACTACCCTCTTGCAGTGTTAGCATTAGGTACGGTTGGAATAATGTATGCTTTTGAAAACGTAGGACAAATCAATGGGCTAGGACAAGCAACATTCAAGACTAGTGGTAGCGATATGGATACTCTTTTCCACAAAACCGGACATACAGGAACAGCAGCACCAGGAACAGGAAGATGGGACACAGTAATGCCTTCTCCATCCGGTCCACAAGTTCGCTATGATGCAGAGTATCATACACAACCTATAATGATGGATCCAGAATTAGAAAGAACTTTAGCAGAAAGAGGCAAAAGACCTGTTGTGCAAAGTCCATCAATTAGACATGGGTACGAACCAACAATCTTTGCAGGTATGAGACAAACACTGTGAGGCTTAAGTAATGTTTACGTGGGATTCAGCGAAACGCCAACTAAAAGCGGCTGGTCCTTGGGGAATCACTGGTGCTTTTATTGGCAGCACAGGATTCGTAATTTTTGAATATTTAGACGGCAGTAGGTTGAGTATGTCGACTGTACTATTAGGTGCTGGCGTAGGTAGCTTAGTTGGTACTGGTATGGGTATGTTAATCAACGCTGCGAGAGACCAAAGAATAGAAAATTACACGGTTGTAGCACCTGTTATAGCAACAGGCGTAACAATGGGCGCACTCAAAGCATACCCAGGTACACGTGGTATGTCAAACAAATCACTTATATCTGCTGGCCTAGTCGGTGGTACAGTCGGTTTGACACTAGGTGGAAGTATCGATTACTTAACATGAGGAATTATAATGAAGTTACAAAGAAAAATAAAAACGTTCTATAAAAGAAACACCATGTTATCTATAGGTTTAGTTGGCGCTGCGGCGTACATGTATCTACAGAGACAAGGAATGATGACAAGCCTTGCACCAGTACCTGTCAAAGCAACGACAAGTAGCGCACCGGTAGCAAGATATGCATACGATGCATACCCTCCGATTAGGAATGAACCATACACAAATGCTTCACACTTCTTCGGACCTGCTGACGGAGACCCCGTCTTCTACGGATTCTGAGGTTTTTAGAATGTCAGGATGGTACGGATCTATGAATATGGGTGACTTAGGTCATCCCCACATGAGCGATGGAGATTTCTTTAGGGCTCACGACATGGCTCAAGAAGACCCAGGTGCTACAATCAACAAGCTTCACCCAATGCAATACGACAAGATGTCAGAAGCCGGTAAGAAAGCGGCAATGGGATTAGTTGTCGGTGCGATCGTCGGTGGAGTCCTTTTACAAGTTGGACCTTACAAGAAAATGATGACAAAGCAGAAGTCCTGGCAAGCTGCCGCAATAGGTGCGGCAGTAGCAGTTCCACTAATCGCTGTGTCCGGATCTTGGGCTCCTTCAAGGAAAGGAATGTGATTAAATGAGCTATTTCGGAAACGGAATCGGAGAAATCACCGCACCAAAAGTAGCGGCTAGTACAGTAATAATTACTGGTGCAGTAGTTGCATTCGCTGTGGGCGGTGTAATGCAAGCATTAGCTGATGGTTATTTCTTAGGTCGAGCACAGAAGAAAGGTGTTACTTACAAAACTATAGCAAAGAGAAATGCTGTGCTAGGTGGCGCACTAGGTGCAGTAGCGGCTGCAGGAATTTTATCGGCGTGATTATATGGGAATACAGAAAGACGCTAAAGGTGCTTGGAAAGATTCCAAAAAGTTTGCAAACAAACATCCAGTTGTATCTATATTAGTCGGTGGTGCAGTAGCATTCACAGCACTAAACATTTATTTTACTAGTTACATAATGACGAGCGCATTTGAGAAGGTGAATCAATAATGGCTAGAAAGAAAGGGATTGTTTCTGGATTAAAAAAGTATGGTAATAACCACCCATACGTCACGCTAGCACTTGCTGGAACTTTCGGATACTACTTCTATGATAGTATGAAGCGTGGTGTATCTATACTACCATCTTCTTCTTCTGCATCATACACATCTTCCTCTACTCCTATGAGTGATGAGGCATTTGCATTAATGATGGATGATATAGCCAGAATAGACGGAGTTTACAGAGTAAGATATGGAGCAAACTTCTCTAGTCCAAGTGTCACTACCGATATGGATCAAAGAAGTGCACAGATAATTAAGGCCAATTTAGACGATGCACTCAACTCCAGAGCAGCAATGTCATCAGCACAAGTAGCAAAGTTAGAGGCTCTAAATACATTAATGACCAACGCATATCCAGTTGACTCAAACGGATTCAGAAGAATAAATGGACTAGGTGCAACAACTTCAACTTCAACCACATCATCATCTTCACACAGGATGCCGGGACCAGGCGATGGCGAGACGTCTATGTATATCGACCCTACAAAATCAGGACTGTTCGGAATGGGTGCCGCAAAGAATCCACCATCTCACTTGATGTTTGATAAAGCACAAGGTCTGGGTGCGTGTCACAACTGTGGCGCAAGAAGTAACCCACACTGTCACTGTGGTGGTTCACATGGTGTGAATGGTTTCTCACCTTCTGCTCGTAGAAGAGTAGGTCATGCTGGAATTGGTATGGCATCAGAATCTTACGAGGCAACATTAGACACACAGTTTGAAAACCGTGAAGCAATGATGATGGGCGACTTAAAGAAACACCAAGATATTCTCGGCTTCTCAGGGCTAGCACCCTTAGCAGGCGGAGACTGGTACGAATGATGCATAAGCACGCTCGCAAAGTTCCACGATACCATCCTGATTTAGATTGGGAAAGTCGTACGTTAAGTAATGATTTTATTGACATAAATCGCATGGCTTTGGACGATAGTTTTAGTGGAAAGAATGCAGCACCGCTAAGTAAGCGTAGAAATGGTATTGGTTATACAGATAATAAAACACCAGGATTATTCGGACTTGGGGCAATAGCGTCAAATGAAGATCCTAGAAAGACTTTTCTAATGGGAAGTTTAGTTGCGGTTGGTACATACACAATCATTGACTGGGCTACGCACGAGCCAAATCAAACTAAATTTAAAAGAATGATAAAAAGAACGCCAGGCTCCCTAATAGTGGGAGCTTTGGCGCTCAGCTTGTTTAGTACAAGTTCTTAATCATTCATTAAGATTAGATTCTAAAAGGATTGCAGAATTTAAAAGAGCGGCTACGCCTTCTTCTAATTCATGATTACTTACTGCTTGAGCAAGATTCACTTCTTTCCCTAATAGGTCTACCTTAATTGTTACCATTGTTGTTTTATCTTCACGCATAGTGTCACCTTCCGGTAATCTATAGATTACTTGCACTTATACTTATAGGTTATGATTCTAGTGTGTCTCTGAACTTGGGTAATTTTTTCTCTTCTTTAGTAGGAACCCACTCTAGTTTCCCCTGACCTTGCGTTTTTTCCTTGGTAATCCTACGTTCTGCACGGTGTCCTTTGCCATAAAGTTCGTCTTCTTTCTTATACTTGTCTAAACCACCACGAAGACCTACTGCTTGCTCGTTTGACCAAGCAATTGCGTGCTCTTGATTATCGGTTTGCTCTAGTTTTCTTTTGAAGCCAAAAACTTCATCCCACGGCTCTCCTAAACAAACGTGATTTTGTACAACGTGCGACCAGCCACAACTTTCACACTCGACTTTGAATAGATGATTCCATGGTTGCGTATCACCTCTAGCACCAGTACGCTTGCTTTCAATGACGACTTTGTGAAACATTTTAGTTTCTGGATAATCGCACATTGGGCAATGAAGTGGTTCGCCAGTATTAGGATGAAGCATTACTTCTCCATCAAGGTTTATTTTCTTGTCAGCAATGTCACTACAGATAGGGCACTTACGCCTACTATCCCATTCATTCGCTGTAATCTTCTCGTCTGCCAACGTCCATCTCTCCTGCACCGCCGTCTAGTGAGTCGAACATTGCATTCATCAATGCCGACATCGCAAGGAAGCATACTCCTCTTGGATCTCCATCATATTGAATGGCTAATAAACCTGCTGAACTACCCGCCGCGAATATAAAATCCTCTACACCAAGTTCCTTAAGTTCTTGAGCAAAAGCGTTAACTTTTGCCATAACCATCTCATCGCTCATTGATTTACTGACTCCTTCATTATAGATATCAAGTATCGCATTGCCTTCAGTTCGACAGGGAAGTCGTAAGCACGACATATCTCTGTTATCATTTGTATTTTAGAAAAGTAAGTTTGTGGACTTGCTTCCCACTTTTGGTAATCTTTCAACATCATTTCTTTGACTTCTTTATGTCTTTTCGACCAACAAGAATGACAAGCAACAACTGCTTCTGTTACCTTTCTTATTTTAGTAACTTCTTGGGTTTCTTCCCATGCAGTATTGGCATAATCGTCAGATCTACCTACGACAACTTCGCTATTATATTCTTCATATTTTGCCTTCTCAAGAACATGGCTTCTGGTGTCTCTACTACATGTGATGCATCTACCATAAACTGTCGCAACATCATCTCTTTCAAACAAGGCCATGTATTTACGGTGCTTGCTTTGTAACTTAAGTGATGCGGAATCCTTTTGATTAAGAGTAAGCTGGACAGTATGTGGCGCAGGGAAACGACTCAGACAAGAGCCAAGTACACGGTACTACTGGTTCCGGTAATATTTTACCTATATCTGCAATTACGCAAGAAAGTGCCACATCTTTACTTTTTACAAGACAAGGTAGAGAAGACTTTGCTGCAACCAGTCACCCTATAATGACCGTCCCTAGTCACACAATAGGAAAACAGTTACCATTATTGTGTGGATTACAAGATGTAGTAGCCCAGACAGGCTTTTTGATAACCGCTGATTCCAGTAATACCATTACCGTTATGATTGGTGGAAAGACAGTTAGCGCAACAGATGGCATACCGTTAGTTGCTGGACAATCTATAATGATAGATATAGTAAGACTATCTAAGATATATGCTATAGCAGCAACAGACCCTAGTGGTGGTACCTGTAACTTATTTTGGTTAGATATGTGATACTATGGGATATATGACAGCACCCCCAGCATTAGCCGACATAGATGGCGATGGCAGTATAGATGGCGTCTTGCGTCGAATAAAAGATGGTACTGGCTTAACAATGAGCCTTAGTCAGAATATTCTAACAATAGGAACATCCGGTGGAGTTGTTCAGTATTCAGATGGTGTGCCTTCCAATAGTAACGGTGAGGATACTGACATCAATATAGATTACACTAACGGTGACATATATCGTAAAGTATCCGGCGCTTGGTCTTTGTTTGAAACAATTCCCTCGGTTAAAAGATCCCGTACATTCGTGTCGACCTACAATGTTTCTACTTGGGGTGGCGGAAAGTTTGGATTAAACTCTGGAAAGTATTATTTTTACAAAACAAGTTTTCCAGGCTGTACAACAGTAGCACACGCAGAGGCTTATTTGGCAACAACTAGTTTTACAGTAGGTACAAGATTTATCTTTCAACGACTAGATGACCTAGACAGTATAGCAGTGTATAGAGTTACAAACTCAACTATATACACCAACGGTGATGCAGGTTACGATCATGGAACGGTTGGAACAGAACATATTGCTTTAAAATTAACAAAAGAATCTGGAGATGATTTTAGTGCGGATGCAAAATACACTATTGCAACGACCATTCCTTTGAACTTCCTTTTCGACTCTAGCGGTAACGCTACAATATCTGCCGACTTAACTATAAAAGAGATTATACTCACTACAGCAGCAAGTTCTACTAGCAACACTAACATAACCACAATAGACGAATGGGCTGTTGCAACTTACCGCAGCGCAAAATATGAATACCATATATCAGATACCGGTGCAGACCCAGATGAATACCAAACTGGGGAAATTATGGTAATACATGACGGTTCTAACACAAAAAATAACTCCTATGGGGTAATCTTTACAGGCACCGCTGCACTAGGAACATTCAGTACAGACGTATCGTCAGGAAACTGTCGGCTCAGATTTACGGCAGCAAATACAAATGCAATGACAATCAAAGTAGCAAGAAAAGCAATCAAGGTGTGATAAATGGCAAACGAATTCCGTGTAAAGAATGGTCTTATTGTCGATGAAACATCTTCTGGTGCTGGTGTTCTTACGATTGCCGACGGTGATATTGCTAACGACGATGGTTCTATCGCAATAACAGTTGTTGATGGCCAGTCCGTAACGATAGGTAAAGAAGGCGATCACGCTAACATCATTGTCACTCCTCATGGTACTGCTGGAAGCGAATTAATTACCCTATTGAATACATCAGGTACCGATGCTGCCGCAATTAAATTGAATGCTGTAGCAGGTGGAATAGATGTTGACGCGGTAAAAGGTCTAACCTTAACAAATGCCTCTGCTGCTGGGGGAGATGACATCACTATTCAACAAACAGGTGGCAACGATTCTTCAATCCACATATTAGCAGCAGGAACAGGTACAGATGCGATCAATATTTCTGCCACTGCTGGAGATATGCTAATTGGTACGGCCTTACTCAATGCTAAGACTCTGAAAATCGGACCTGCTTCAGCTACGCAAATGATTTTCGCACCACACGGTACTGCTGGAAGCGAGAAGATAACTTTAACTAACACATCAGGGACTGGTTCAGACGCAATTAAAATCGAGTCTACAGCGGGTGGTATGACACTGACCACAACGACCAATGGAGTCACTATTAATGGTGGTGGTTTGTATCTTAAAGAACAATCTGCTGCTGCTGCCGACAGAACCTCTTTCGGACAATTGTGGGTTGACGATGCGGAGCCCAACGAATTATACTTTACAAATGATGCAGGAACTGACATTCAATTAACAAGTGGTAATACAACACCAAGTGGACCAATAACCGCATTAAATGATGCTACAGCAAATGAATTAGTCACTGTTGGTAGTACGACAACCGAATTAGATGCACAGTCTCTCCTCACTTTCGCTAGTGCTACGCTCAATGTTGGTGCTGCTGGCAACGGTGCTGACCTACTACTACACTCTGCTACTGCTGCTCATGTTGGTCTGAAATGGGACCACGATGCCGATACCAATGGGACATTAACTGGTGGGGCAGACGATCACGGTGTTGATTTCAAATTCTTTGGTGAAACTGCTGGGAAGTATATACAATGGGATATGTCTGGCGACGAACTTGTTTTGGCTTCATCAGCAAAAATCTCTTTCCATGACGCAGCAGGTGGTGAAAACATTGTTGCTTCGGCAGACGGGCACTTGGAGATTAATGCTGGTACGACTTTGGATATGACCTCTGCCACAATTGACATCAACGGCACAACAGAAGTACAAGTTGATACTGCTACATTTGACGTTAATGGAACAACAGCAGTCACTATTGATTGTTCTAACACCACGAATGGAGTAACAATTGGTACCGCAACAAGCGGTGTACCGATCACAATAGGTCACGGCACTTCCGAAGTTACAGTAGGAGACAATTTGACTGTTTCAGGTGATTTAATCGTATCAGGAACTACTACCACTGTTCATGTCGAAACCACAACGACTTCGAGTGGTGTTATTTTCGAAGGCACTACTGGAGACGGTCACGATGGAACACTCAAGTCAGTTGTTGCAGGTGCAGATGTAACCTATACGTTACCAAACGTTACTGGTCACGTTGCCTTATTCGCTGCAGATCCAAGCACGACAACAATATCTGCAACCCCGGCAGAGTTAAATTTACTAGATACTGCTGTTGCAAACACCGTAGTAAACTCCAAAGCAGTTATTTATGGAAGTTCTGGTGAAATAGCAGGAACACTAAGTACTGCCGCACAAGCCAACATTACTAGCGTTGGTACTCTAGGTTCTTTGACTATTGACGATGTTGCCATTGATGGAAAAGTCATAACAATGACTGGCTCTTCAAGCGACACCGTAACAATGACAGCAGCAACCAACGGTGAATTTACTCTCGCAACAGTCGATGCCGGCGGTGCAGCAGCCCACATGAACCTAGATGCTGACGGAAAGATTGTTCTCAACACAGCAGATGACGAACACGTCGTATTCGAACAAGCAGGTGTAGACTTCTTAGCAATCGGACAAGGAACAGTAGCCATAGCAAACATTGAAGATTCTGCTGGAGCAACAGTTGTTGATACTTGGGACGCAAGTGTCTACACGGCAGTAAAATATCTGCTAGTAGTCGAAAATGTAACAAACTCCAATCAAAGAATGGCCGTAGAGATGTTTGTGATGGGAGATGACGAACCAACCAACTCTGCTGCATACTCTACGACTTATGCTGTTTTATTCGATGCAGAAATTGGTGTATTCTCAGCAGCAGGAAGAAGCAGTTCTGACTTAATAGACTTAAAATATACACCTACCGCAACAGGCGGTACGGTGAATCATAAAGTAAGGGTGGTGGCACAAAGAATAGCATCAATATGATGTTAATGTGTTAAAACCCTTGCACTGGGGAAAGTGAACCGTGCATGGCGAATGAATTTAGAGTAAAAAACGGCATAATTGTCTCGAGCATTGCAACCGAGTCTGGAAACTTTACGATTGATTCTGCAGCAGACATAGTATTAGATGCAGGAGGCACAGACATCATCTTTGCCAATGCTGGAACTAATTTCGGTAAAATACATGACAGCAGTAGCTCACTCCGTATCAAAGTAATTGTAGCAGATGATGACTTCGTTGTCGCTGGAAATGATAGTGATGGGGAGTCAAACTTCGACGCATTTAAACTCGATATGTCAGCCGCAGGAGCAGCAACCTTTTCTGGAGGTATAGCCCAAGCAGGAACAATTTCCGCAGGAACATGGAATGGCGGAGTAATCGCTTCTGCTTACTTAGATGCAGACACAGCACAGCTTTCGGGTACACAAACCTTTACCGGTAATAAAACATTTACTGGTACAGTGACAGTCGGTGCTGATGACACAGGTAAAGATGTAAAGTTCTTCGGTGCTACGTCTGGTTCGTATATGCTATGGGACGAATCAACTGATGATTTGATTCTAGGCGGCGCGGCTAAATTAGGAATAGGTACTGCAAGTCCTTCAAGTGAATTAGAAGTCGCAGGTAATACAACAGGCAATGTGCAAATTACCATAGACAATGACAATACGGCAGGTTTGGGTACTTTTGCACTACAAGAAGATGGTTCAACTACTGGAATATTCCAATATAGAGGAAGCACTAATGGAACTTTACCTAATACAGTTCGTGTAGGCTCTAATGTTGCAGGTGGTAGTCTTGCTTTTACTTATGCAGGTGGTACTACTGGAATGTATATCAAAGGTAGTGATGGTAATGTTGGAATAGGTATTACTGCCCCATTGTTCCCACTTCATCTTAAATACACAGATAACAGGACTGACCCACAAGGTAGTAATTCATCTTCCGGTGCAGGTGCTATTGGGGCTAATGCTCAAGGCGGTGGATTATATATTGAGAATGCCTCAACAACAGACGGCTCTTTTGCAGGTATCACATTCAGAACTGATACTGCTGATGGTAGGATTGCCTATCAATCAACAGGTTCAAGTCTTATCAATGAAGGGCAGATGTCTTTCTATTGTGATGCTAACGATACGGGTGGTCAACAATTAGTATTGGAAGAAGTTCTAAGATTAACAGGTGGGGGTTCGGGTGCGGCCCAAGCATACAATAGTGCGTACGTCAATGGTAGGCTTGGAATAGGCACTAGCACTCCTTCTTCTCTACTACATATTCACGGAGATATGGCTGATGGCAAGCAAGGCATACTGATAACAAGAGATGATACTAGCACTGCCGACACTAATCTTCTTGGGGCGATTGGTTTTGATTCAAGTGACGGTAATATCCCTAGTAAAGCAACAGAGGCATCTGCGGGTATAGCGGCTTATGCTGCTGAAGACCACGGAACAGGAGATAAAGGTGGAGACTTAGTATTCTTTACTTCACCTATTGACCAAAATGATGATACTGACGCTCTTGAGAGAATGCGTATTGATTCACAAGGTAATGTCGGAATAGGCACTACGAGTCCTGCCGCGCAACTCCATGTGGGTTCAACCGCATATGAATTGTCAAGCGGGGCTTACTTGACAGGTAGCCATCAACGAACCGCAAAGATGGTCATCCATGCCGATGATGCAAACACGGATTGGGATGAGCAAGAAATCGGTCTTGCCCTGCATAACGAAGATCCCACCAATAACAACTGGTCGCCTCATATTGCATTCACCACTCACGAGGATGATGATGGCAACCCTGCTAATGCAAATCCGGTAGCCGTAGCCGCCATCTCAGCCACATACAACACTAGAGTAGCAAACGGATGGGCTAAGGGAGACTTGGTTTTCTTCACTAACAATGCTGGCTCAGGTAATGCTGAAAGATTGAGGATTACAGGAGCAGGTAATGTTGGAATAGGTACTGCAACCCCTTCTACTGCATTACAAGTTAGTGGTACTGTAACTGCTACTGCATTTGCGGGTGCTTTAACTGGAAATGTAACAGGAAATGTTAGTGGTAGTGCGGCAACTGCGACTACGGCTACAAATGCTAATCAAGTAAATGCTACTAATGATAGAGATTTAGCCCCCGAAGATTTAGATTATGCTAACGATTTCCAAGTGTTCTTTACTTCTAAGGAAGGATTAGAAGATGGCTCAACAAATGGTAGCAACTACATGGATGCTATTGTCCTGAACACATGGTCTGATGCATCCGGGCATGATGCAAACGTGCTTGCTTTCGATAAAAGCACTATGGCAATCTATCATTATCAAGCAGACCAAGCCGCAACCAATTGGGGAACTGCAAAACAAATAGCATATACAGATAGTGATAGTACAGGTACTGCGACCACTGTCACAGTATCCAACAGTACTGCAAATACAAACTTCCCAGTAGTATTCCATGATGAGTCTGATGGATTATTAGATGATACAGGAGCATTAAGATATAATCCCAGCACAGGAACTTTACTTGTTCCAAATTTAAGTGTTGCAGGGACCACGACTCAGGTGGATACGGTCACTATGCAGGCTCAGAACGCCGTAGTCTTTGAAGGTGCAACTCCTGATGCTCATGAAACTACCTTAACTATTACAGATCCAACTGCTGATAGAACAATTACTTTACCCAATGCTAGTGGAACAGTAGCAGTATCAGCAGGAACAGGAATAGATTTATCTGCGGCAGGTGCAGTTAGTGTAGATGTATCTGACTTTATGACTAATGGTGCTAACAACAGAGTTGTTACCGCTACCGGCACAGATGCTATGAATGCAGAAGCGAATTTAACTTTCGATGGTTCTGCCCTACAAGTCACAGGAACAATGACAGTAGGAGTAGACGATACAGGACATGACGTAAAGTTCTTCGGTGCAACTTCAGGTGTACATATGGAATGGGATCAATCAGCAGATAAATTAAATGTTACTGGTGCAACTTACGATACTTCCATTACTAATGGTGTTATTCAACTTGGGGCAATAGGAAACATAAGTGGTGCTTCTAGTTCTATTCTGTCAATTAATTCATTAGGTTCGGTTGACATTAATTTAGATACAAATGCTAATGATACAGGTAGTATCTTTAGAATAAAAGAAGATAGTGATGTTTTCTTTCATATGGACAATGATGGTAATGTCGGAATAGGATATACAACCCTTGCCGAGAAACTGCAAGTAGCAGGTAATATCCGAGTCAATAACAATGGTTCATTAAAGGCGAATGGTAGTGGCTATCTAATACTTGGAAATACTAGTGAAGGTGTTATTAAAGTTCATGGAGATTCAGGTTCATCTATTATAGAAGGTCATGGTAACTCCTTAGTTTTACAAACAGTACGTGATAATGACGATATTATATTCAAAGTAAACGATGGTGGCACTGATTCAGATGCTACTGTTGTTGAAGCCATGAGAATAGTAGGTTCGGATGGTAATGTAGGAATAGGTACTACAAGTCCTGGTTTCCCGTTAGACGTTAATGGTTGGATTGCAACTGCAAATGGAATTGTCCACACAGGAGATACTAACAACACTATTCAATTTGATACTGATATTCAGAAATTCAACACCGCAGGAACCACAAGACTGACAATTGCGGCTAATGGTACAGTTACAGTAGCAGGTGCATTCTTAGCCGCTACTAAATCATTCCTTATTCCTCACCCAACTAAGGAAGGAAAAACCTTGGAACATGGTTCTCTTGAAGGGCCAGAACATGGTGTATATATTAGAGGAACATTAGAAGGTAATAGTGTAATTGAACTACCCGATTATTGGTTAGGATTAGTAGATGAAGATACTATAACAGTACAACTTACTGGTAAAGGTAGATTCCAAAGATTATATGTTGATAAGATAGAAGATAATAAAGTGTATGTTGAAAATGAAAAGATGCATGATATTAACTGTTATTATTTCATACAAGCAGAAAGAAAAGATGTGGACAAACTGGTGGTGGAATACTAATGCACTATGGGCCAAAAGTAGTAACAGATTCTCTTATCTTTAGCTTTGATGCGGGTAATGCAAAGTGTACTGATGCTGATGATGAAGTAACAAGTATGAGAGATAGTGCTATTGTTTCTCATTCTTCTAGGGAAGATAGAGCAATTACAGGTGCAGGAACAACTGCATCTTTTTCCTTTCCTACAGATACAGGAGCAGTTAAAACAATTGATTTAGGAATAACAGGAAGAAATAGCAGTACAGATGCTACTAATTTTGATAATAGATTGGGCTTAGATGATGATATTCTATTTGCTGATGAAGATGCTTGGTCTTGTGAGTTTTGGGCTAAGCCAAGGGCTGATGCAGTTCACACATTTCTTAGTTTGGCAGGTAGAGGAGCGACAAGTCCGTGGTTCATTTGGCAACATGGTTCTTCAACGTTCTATCCTAGATTCAGAGATAATGATGGAGACTATCTAAGAGATAGTTCTAACACTAATTGTTCCGACCCTGATGATTGGCATCAACTTGTATTTACTGCTGATACTAGTAGAAACATATCCTTCTACAAAGATGGGGCTTTATTAGGTGGTTCTGTACAAAGTACCGATACGGCATTAAGAATAAACAGACTCATGGCAGGATATAGTTCTAGTACTTCTAGATATGGATTTCAAGGTAGTATGCTTTGTGCTAGAGTATATTCTAAAACACTATCTGCCGCAGAAATTTTACAAAATTTTAATGCAACAAGAGGGAGAGTTGGAATATGAAGTATGAGATAAATGGTAAAGAATATTCTATAAGGCAATTAAATAATATACTTTCAGGTATTGGTAAACATGTTACAGTTGAATTACAAACTGCCGCTTTAGATATAATGGAATCATTGGAGGAATAAATATGGGATTCCACAATGGTGCTAGAGTCGTTGACGATGGTTTGGTTTTCGCTTTGGATGCGGGTAATTCCAAGTGCTTCACAAGCGGAGACACTACCGCTACTTGTTTGGTGAGTGGAAGCTCTGTTACAGGTGCTAGTGGCTCTCCCGGTAGTGGAGCGCACACACCCAACACAGCGAACTTCCCTGCTTACTCTAGCGACAAAGGTGGAGTCTTCAATTTTGCAAATGGCAGAGGAATGAACATAGAGGATGACTTAGGGGCGCATTCAGCCGTTTCGTGGTGTCTGTGGTTCAACAAGAACAACGGAAGCACCCACTACTTCTTCGATTGTAGGGCTGATGGTGGAGATTGGCAGTTGTCCAACTATCAAAATAGAAGCATCAATTGGGGAAGTGAAATAGAATACAATCCCGGTGGAACCGCAGGTGATTCTGATTATGTGGCACAACCAACAATGTTTGGAGATGTGTGGAACTACCTAGTGGTAACTTCTGATTCAAATGGTGGTAAAATGTATCTTAATGGCGCGGAAGTCTCATTGACTCAATCTTCTTCTACAAGTGAAACATTTGGCAGGAACATGAGAATAGGAACAAGATACACGACTACAGGCCAATGGACAGGTTACATGGGTTGCATCCAACTATACAAGAAGGTTCTATCTGCGGCAGAAGTGTTACAGAACTATAATGCACAAAAGGGGAGGTTCGTCTGATGGGTGTAGCAGGTGGTCCCACAATCTCACAAAGTGGGTTGCAATTAACTTTAGATGCCTCTAATTCAAAGTCATATGGTGGTAGTGGAACAACTTGGTCAGATGTGAGTGGTAATGGCAGGGACTTCACCTTCACCGCCACACCGACTTACAACTCCAGCAACGCCGCTTCTTCTTTCGACACCATCAGGGCCAATGGGCCTAACGCAGATACATTTGGAATAACGTCTTCTTCCGGTTATACCATAATATTAGTCGCATTGCAGGACGCCCTCAACAACGAGTCGGCATTCAAGTTCCCTATGGGCGATGGTGCTGGAACTGATGCTAGGGGAATATTCGCTCACTGCTCTTGGGGTAATGGTGTAGTCTATTTTGACACGAATGGTTCGACTTCTACGGGTTCTGGCGGGGGTAGGGTGAATACCAGTGGAGATGGCAACTTCGGCACCGATGATATAACCCACTATGCCTTCACTAAATCAAGTAACGGAGCCACGCAGACCATCTACAAGGATGGGGCAAGTGTCTCTCAAGGTACTAACCGTGGTAGTGCGGCAACATTGAGCGCACACCCAGTAACCTTCGGCGGCGATGAGCAATACCTAGATGGATGGGATGCCAAAATGCACTACATACTGGTTTACAATCGAGAACTGACCGCAGCAGAGGTTAAACAAATATATGAAAGTATGCGAGGGAGGCTTGACTAAGATGGCAGACAGCGACAAAGATATCCTGATCACCCCCAACATAAGCCAGACGGCTCAACCGGAGATCAAGTTCGTCGGAAAGGACAACTCTCCTCTCTACATCAAGGTCCTAGACGACAACAGCCTGTCCTTCGAGGGCGTTGAGGGACAGATCTTCTCGATCAGCCCGACCATGTCCAGTGGCGATATATTCAGCGTCAGCGACATATCAGGTGTGCAGAGCATGTCCATAAACGCAGATGGAACTATCTCAATGAATGCCCAAACCAAATCTGTTACTATTGCAAACAACGCAGGTTCTCCGGGTCACTTGACTCTCGCTACAAATGAATTGACGGTCGTAGATGGGGATAAGTTGGGTAGGATTGACTTCAAAGCACCCATTGAAGCAAGTGGTACAGACGCGATACTGACAGGAGCATCAATTTGGGCCGAAGCAGACGACACGTTTGCAGCCGACAACAACAAAACCGAATTAGTATTCGCAACAGCCGCATCAGAAGCAGCCGCAGAAAAGATGCGATTAGACTCAACTGGTAATCTGGGTGTAGGTACATCGACCCCATCATTCACATCAGGTATTGGAGTAGAGGTGTCACATGCTACACAAGCCAACTTCCGAGCCACTGATAGTAACGGGGCTTCTACTGATTTCGCTACTTCAGGTAATGACACATACATCCTGAACAGACACGCCAGCGGTAAGATATACATCAAGCCGGGTAATGGCGACCATAGTATCGAACTAGCCTCTAATGGTCAAGTCAAGTTCAACAACGCATACACATTCCCCACATCGGACGGAAGCAATGGTCAAGTATTACAGACAAATGGTAGCGGTGCACTCTCCTTTGCCTCTGCAAGTGGTGGTGCTTCTGATATTGGCGCACTAGATGATGTATTGATGGATGCTAGTGACTTTACTGATGGTTTTCTTCTGCAAACTGATAGTGACGGTTCTGCTCCAACAACGGGAACATTAAATGACGCAACAGGTAATATTGGGCTTGGTAAAGACGTGCTTTCTACATTAACAGCTGGTGACAATAACGTTGCAATAGGATATGAGGCTGGTGCGAGTATCACTGTAGCGTCCAATACGGTCGCAATTGGATATCGAGCTGCTAGATATCCCACTGGTAATCACAACATAGGGATTGGACTCAATGCTATAAGAGGTGCTGATAGCGGTACGGTAGACGGTCACCAAAACGTAGGAATAGGTGCAAATTCACTCTATTCTCTCACTGAGGGCCACGACAACGTAGGTATAGGAATAGCTACAGGGACAGCAATCACGACCGGAGATAAAAACGTATTGATTGGAGTTCAAGCAGGAGATTCAATTGTCGGAGGAGATGAGAACATATGCATAGGTTCGCTTGCTGGGCAGAACATCACCTCCGGTAGTGACAACGTCATAATCGGTAGCGTGGATGCTCCTAATGCAACTGGGGACCAGCAACTAGTAATAGCTTCCGGTAATGCTGGTGGAGCTACTTGGATTCGAGGCAATAGTGACGGAGTTGTATTAGGTGCTTTAACACCGCTATTCTTTGAAAAGTCTGGTTTGGATACAAACACAGTTGGTCTTAAAGTACCGATCGCGTTTAATGGCGATGCTAACCCTGGTGGTTATTGTATGCCGTATGCTGGTGTAGTCCAGGCAGTAACTTTCATATTTGCTGGTGGTTCTATTGATACGTCGGATAGTAATGCTAATACTTTTATGCTAAGAAAAAATTCAGCTGATACCACGACGACATTCTCATTTGGTGCTAATGACTTAACTCAAATAGTCACCAACTCACAATACAGAATAGTGGTAACAGGAAGCGATGTAGGCTTGGAGTTCGACGCGGGTCATACGGTACATCTCAAAAGAACTGTTAGTGGCATAAATTTGCACAATGCAAATGCAATAGTGTGGGTGAAGTTTAACAGCTTCTGAGGTGATTAAATGGAAGATTGGACAGACTGGGATGAATTAAGAGGAATAAGAGCAGGGCTACTAAAAAGAGTGGATATTTACCAACTGGTTATTCCATATAGTAAATTAACAGATGCACAAAAAACAGAACTAGAACAATACAGAACAGATTTATTAACACTACCCCAAGACTATGCAACACCGAAATTAGCATACGCTAACATACCGACAAAACCAAAATGGATGAATTAAAGCACACAGTATAACTTAATCAAACAATGCTATCAAGAATTGAAAACATTGGAAGGTTGGACTGACACTATAGATTGCTGATAACCTAGTAATCTTTATATCAAAAAGTAAGCCAAGTTTGTTTTATGCCTGAAGAAGCAGCACAAGCAGACGCACAACCAGAACAGCCCACGATAAATATACTGGACCCAGTATATCAAGAGGTTATAGACTTACAATTGACAAGAGGTCAAGCACTCTTTGTTTACAATTTCTTAGAAACAAATATCCAACCACGAGGAATGGCAATGGTTGAGTTTTCTTTTGACATGATGAAGAGATTCCAGTCTGCATTAGTAGTAGAACCAGTTAGTGAACCACAAGTAACGGTTGAAACATCGGAAGCAATAGAAGAAACATCGGAAGCATTTGTTACAAAGAAGACAACAGATGGTGCAAAAGTGTTTGAAAATAACGTAGGAATTAGAGAACTGATGGAGGAATAAGTATGGCAACAGTAGTTGACGCAAAACAAAATGCATCGGTAGTAACAGCACACGATGTCAACATACAAGTAGCAATACAATTAGCTGACCTAGTAAAATCAACACTAGGACCATATGGAATGGACAAAGAGATGGTGGACCCTGCTGGCGTAGTTGTTATGACCAATGATGGTGCAACAATTCTTAGAGAAACAAAGTTACATCACCCTACTGCTAGAATCATTACAGAAGTAGCACGTACACAAGAAGAAAACTGCTTTGATGGTACAACAAGTTCTGTAGTAATAACTGGAGAATTAATGTCCAAAGCAAAAGAACTGCTTAACTTAAAAATTCACCCTACACGTATTGCTAAGGGCTATACTTTAGCAAACAAAAAGGCACAGGTTCTCTTGGAAGAGATTGGTGTAGATATTACTGACGATTTACTCCTTAGTGTCGGCAAGACAGCAATGACTGGTAAAAGTGCAGAAACAGAGCAAGACCAATTAGCACAAATTGCTTTAGACGTAATTAAAGCAACTCCTCTTGAGAACATCAATATTGTAAAGAGACCCAATGGCAAAGTCAAAGAGTCTCTTGCTATATCCGGTTTGCTTATTGACAGAGAAAAGATGGACCACAATATGCCAGACTCTATCAAAGATGCAAAGATTGCTTTGATTAGTGTTGACGTAACTCTACCAGAGTTTGCACAACAGCTACAGATTCAAGTAACTGACAACAATGCTGTAAAAGAGTTTATTGAAAGTAGAAAGGCACAATTGCAAGAAATCGCAGAGACCATCTTAGCAACTGGAGCCAATGTTATTCTTTGCAAAAGAGACATTGACCCATTTGTTGTAGAAATATTTGCAGAGAAAGGAGTTTACGCAGCAAGAAGAGTTGCTATGAGTGACATGGAAGCTGTAGCAAAAGCAGGCAAAGGAAGAATGGTATCTGCAATAGACGGGCTTAAAAAATCAGACCTTGCTAGTGTGGGATTATTAGAAGAAATTGCTGTTGGTGAGAAGCCACTGATTAAACTTACTGACATAGCAACTGCTGGATCAGTATCAGTATTACTAAGAGCACCGACACAACATTCGGTTGATGAAATAGGTCGAGCATTCGATGATGCAATTGGTGTCATCAGTGTTGCAATGGACCATGGAAAGGTTCTTGCAGGTGGTGGTGCACCTTACTTACACCTATCTAAAAACCTACGAGAATACGCTGCTACTGTTAGCGGGCGAGAGCAAATGGCTGTTGAGGCATATGCACAAGCACTGGAAGTAATTCCTGCGGCTTTGGCAGAAAACAGTGGGCTAGATCCACTAGATACCCTTATCCGCCTTCGCCAGCTCCATGCATCTGCAGCAGGCCACTCCCACGGAGTGGACGTGGAGAACGGAGGAGGAGTAAATATGCTAGAACAAGGCGTCATCGAACCACTCAGCGTAGTATCACAAGCACTAGATAGTGCTACTGATATCGCATCTCAGTTGCTTCGCATCGATAATATTATCGAAATGCAAAAAGGACCGGAGATCGGAGAAGATGGATACAAATACTAAACAAAAAGTGAATGCAGCACTAGTTGCACTGAAAGAAACTGGCGTTAGTTATATTCTAATGGTACAAGACGAAACTGGCGTTGCTATATTTAGCAACGATAAGACCGACCGTCTGTACATCATAGATTAAGGAGGAAATAATATGCCAATAGACCCAAGTAGAAGCCCGCTGACAGACGCAATGTTTTCTGGAACAGGTACACAACAGTTCCAAGAGATGTCAAATGATGATATTGTTCAATTGCAGAAAGAACAAGAAAACAGACTGATTGGATCTATGATGATTCAGTCCATCTTCCTTGCATTGGCATTGATGTTATACGAAAGCTGGTCATGGGGTAAGTTTGACCAAGTGTGGCAATCTGCATTACTATACGGTATGCTTGCCTTCACATTTCAAGCATCACTTTACTTACTTTACAGGTCAATGTTTGAAGACTCTACAAACTACCGCCGCCAGATTAAGCGCATGAAGTCTAAAAACAAGCGTCGAATGGCGCAAATAAAGTACGAAGTAGATAAGCAGCGTACAGAATGGATGCTAGATCAGCAAGTACAACAATTCCAATCAAATGCCATGATGGCACAAGCAGATGGAGTAATGACTCCGCAAGAACAACAAATATTGCAACAACAATATCAACAAGTGCAACAGATGGATCAGCAAGTTCCAGGTGTAAATGCTAACGTACAATATGACTTAGATGCACTAGCAAAGCAATTGGGATTAGATAGGCACAGAATCGGGCCAATACCAATGGGACCGGCTTTAACTCCTACACCACTAACAGTTACACAAGCCCCTTTAGGACAATTCCAGGTTCAAACACCGGTGCAGAGCACATTGGATCTGGATCCGACAGCGACCAACTAGTACAATGTATGGCAATAACAGATATGGGAACACAATGCGAGAGATTAACAAGGTCGGGATGGTGTCACCAACATGGGACTAATATTTCGCGATGAGAGAGACGACCAACAAGAAGCATTGATGCAAACAACTGCCGTCGGTTTGACTTGGCAGTATCGCTATCTTACAATGAAGTGGATGGTTTATACTGTTTTATCTGGAATAGGTTCTGCTGCTGCTATGGCAATTACAGACTATACTATTTACAAAGTGACCGACTACAATGGACTACTGGACTGGGCATTAACTGCAATCACAGGGGGCTTATAATATGGGCTCAGCAGAAATCATCTTAGCACATGGTGTATGGAAAGTTATGAGTGGTGTACTAACACTAGTCCCATATGAAATAAGTGTGATAGGTGCTAGTCAAAGTGGTAAGACTACACTGGATGCTCAGTTAACAACTAGAGGAGAGATAAGAAAACTATACGACAAAGATCGTACTCACCATGAAAAGAACTGGCTAGGCAGATACAAGTTGCCAGATGCAACAAAAAAGCGAATACATTCAGACGGTTTAGCAAAAACAATCGTTTCTAGAGACTTGGGTGGACATATAGAGTATCATTCGAGTTGGTTAAGAGATATGATTGACCGTAATTGTAGTAGTATAGTATTAGTAATAGATAATAGACATCTAATAGATACTAATAATGTAGATAATCAAACCGCACTAGGCTATTTATTAACAGCACTGAGCGATAAAAATAACATTCCTAAAGGACTCACATGGAGAGGATGGTGGCGAGCGAAGAAGTACTATCCTAAGAGAGTGGTCGTACTTGCCAACAAAGCAGACGAGTGGATGACTGACGCTGACCATGTGACATGGGAGAAAGGATTTATCGCTCGACACAAAATATTTGATGTCTTTAGAGAAGACTTCTACCGCTTGCAAGCCATGAATGTTCCTGTATACATGGATGCTATTAGCGCAAAATACGGATGGAATGTACAGGATGCTTTAGTAAAGGGGTTAGCAATATGACAAACAGAGAAATATTAGATATGATGCAGAATCCTGCTTTAGATGCAGGTGGATATAACGACGTAGTGACACAAGTAGACTTCAGAATGTCTTCAAATCCGGATCCCAAAAAAGCCAGAAGATCGAATATCAAGTCTGCGATTAAAGCACTCAAGGCAACAAAAAGAAGTTTACTGTCTCCTAAAAGATTTTTTAGAGGTAGATACACGCATAAGAATCCACACGAGTGTGTTGTTGACGGCATAGATTGCATGAAAGCAGATTACGGTGATTTATTTGACCAATATTTCAGAGATCCAATAACATTGGAGATAGAGGCTTTCAGGCCAACATCAGGAGTCTTACCAACTAGTGGTAGAAAACTACCAGGGACATACTGCCCACAGCACATGATGTTATATCATAGTTTAATGGAATGGATTGAGCAAGAAGAAAAAGAAGCGGATCCTGGATTCTTTAGCAAGATGGCAAAGAAGGGTGTTGCTTTCGTACCGATAGTTAGGCAACAAAAAGAAGCAGAACACCCATTAATTGTAAAATGGACACCAATTATTCAAGAAGCCATGAAAGATGGTATACAAATAGTGCATTATAAAAACCCAATAACTAATGAAAATGATTTAACTATGCTAGTATTTGACAATAGACTCCTAAAAAACACTGCACCCCGACAAAATACCATGAAATCAATGGACATGGCAGAATATTACAAGGTTTTAGAAGAAATGCAGAGGCGAGGATGATGAGAAACGTTCAATACAAAAGACTAGGGTGGCTCTAATATGGGATTGTTCGGAAGAAGCAGCACAACCTCTCCAGTGGCGCTAATACCGCCAGGTGTGGGAGGCGGTATATCAAAAGATCAAATGAATATGTTCGCCCAAGCGGCGAATAACTCGGGACTGACTGGAATGGGCATGGGAATGCTAGACCAAGTAACTGGTGGAGGAGTCAATACAGAAGAAATAGAACTTATGTATCATCTGATGGCTCGTCATCCTAACGAAGTAGATTTATTCTTCGTTGGGAACCCAGACTTCTTGTCTGGACTCGCAGAATTGATATCCACCATTATGAAAAGAGAATTGTACCTATGGTTTAACTCTGCGGCAATAGCAGCAACAGTAGACCCTGCCAAGGCATCAGAATTAGGTTATTCAACAATAACTCAAGAGAATGTAGACGGCATCTTAGGTAAGATGTACTCTCCGGATGCTGGGCAACAGAGAATCAATGCAGCAGACGCTGAAGCAATTGGTTTAATCAACCAACATAAATATGGTATGCAAATGGGCGGTATGCAAGCTGGTATGGATCAGCAGCAACAAATGTTCCAGCAACAAATGTACCAACAACAAATGATGCAGCAGCAACAGCAACCAGGACTAAGTGGCGCACTAGGTAGTTTCGGTTCGACTCTACTAAGAGGCTCACTGGGTTTACCACCAGCACCTAACTACAATCAACAATATGCACCACAACAAGGTATGTACCAGCAACCAGGCGCAATGCAGTGATTAAGCGAACCGCTTAAGTTATAGTCCCCCTTGGGATACATGTATGGTAGCTAGTCGTAACCAACTAAATATGATCTCGCGAGAGTTTGGAAGCACTCCAAATGGCTCGTTACCTGCATACGGTGCTGTGGGAGAAATGGCTCAGTACCATAATCCTAGAGCACACCTAAAATATAGGAAAACAACCGCATTAGGTGAAAAACAAGGACTGTCTGGTATATTTCCAACCGAAGCATTAGGTGGTGCAGGCGTTATTGCGTTAGGTATGATATACGTAGGGCTTAATTTTCCTTACGCAGAAGGAACCATCGACTGGGTTAAGAAAAGAATCAATCAACCAAAACAAACTACACAAGCAGCCTTGCTGGGTGTAGGAACTTTGATATTAATAAATAGAGCAAACAGGTGATTAAGGTGAGCAGTTTCCAGAGATCTAATTTATACGCTAGTGAAGATTTTGGTGGAGAACCAGACACCATGGATATGTCCGGATTTTTAGGCTCTCCGCCTCCAGTACAACCACAAGAAAGAGCAAGAGCACCACGAACACCACCGATTTCTGAAAGACCACGACAACAACAAGCACCATCCAGTAACGCATCCGGTGTAAAACAACCAAACATGGGTTATACTGTCAAAAACCCAATCCCAGTACTAACAGACGAGTTTGAAGATCCCAAGTTCTATCACGCTCTAAGTCCTTTTTGGGCAGACGATGATTCACTAGGCTCTCCTAAAATACCAGCGATTAGTAAAGTAGCAGGGGTTACAATATTCACACTGGCTGGTATGTATGCTCTTGGAACACGCAAAACAGGTGGCTCGCCGTATGCTAAAGCACTATGCATAGCAGGTGCCGGAATGTACGTACACCCAATGTTAGGTGTAAATCACGGACTACTAAAAGTAATACCAGGAGAAGACCACTGGATAGCAAAATACCCTCGATACGGAGCAATAGGTATGGTACACTTAGGTGGAGCATACGGTTTCCAGAAAGCAATAAGGAGGCAGTTTTAGATGAGTGGTTGGTTTGGTACTTCAAATAGGGGGACAAACAACCCTCTTGATGGCATAGCAGCAGGTCATGCTGCTCGCAGAAATATGCAAAAGCAGAGGTACAGCCCTATGGGTAGAACGACCATCGACCAGATGGCTGCGAAAAACATGAGCCGTTCAAATAGTCAAGAATACAAGGGATTCAATCTAGTATCTACTTTTAACAACAACGCTCATACAAGGGATTTAAACAAGAAATACCAAGACTCTTGGAATACTAGAGCAATTAAAAAAGGAATGACGTCTTTGACGTCAAAGACGTCTTTTAGAGCATCCGGTAGCTCAAAAGGTGAGTCAGTTAATAAAGTTAAGAACCAAATAGATAAATCTCTTGGTCAAGAAAAGAAGATGTCAATGTTTACCGATGCTAGTTCAGAATCAATTAGAGAAGTAACCATACCTAAAACAGACCCTGGAGAAGTAGCAAGATTCAACAGAGCCGCAGCAGCGGCAGAAAAAGCAAGACAGTTCAAACCTGTTCCAATGCCTGCAGACTTCAATACTGGTATATACACAGTACGTGCAGTATATGGTGAACGCAATAAAACATATACTGTGAGTGTTATTGAAGGAACTGTAGTCAAAGAAGTCAAGACATTCAATCAAAATCAAGGAATGGCGGCAAAGGTTCTACATCAACAATTTAAGACTCTGGCTGCGAAAAAGACAAATTACGACGGTCAGAAACCACTTTCTGTCTCTAAAACCAACTATAATGTCGAACTACAAGTCACAACAGCAGCAGCAGGACTCAGTGGGTTCTTTAACGGTGTAATGAATATGTTTGGTCTAGGTAGAACGACAATAGACCAAATGGCTGCAAAAAACATGAGAAACGCAGCAAGTCCAAGTCAATCATCAGAAAGAGCAAGATTTGCTAGAAGAGCAGACAGTGGAATAGATAGACAACGAGCAACACAAGCAGCAACACAAGCAGCAATGCAAAGTCAATCATCAGAAAGAGCAAGATTTTCTAGAAGAGCAGAGTTTGAAGCTCAGCAAAGGATGAAAGCTGCAGCAACACAAGCAACACAAGCAGGAGAAGGAGCAAGATTTGCTAGAAGAGCAGAGTTTGAAGCTCAGCAAAGAACGAAAGCTGCAGCAACACAAGCAACACAAGCAACACAAGCAGCAATGCAAAGTCAATCATCAGAACGAGCAAGATTTGCTAGAAGAGCAGACAGTGGTATAGACCAACAAAGACTGATAGATGCAAAAGCACAGCAAGCAGTTATCAATCAAAAAATGCTCGACAAGCAGAAATTCGAAGAAGCAAGTAGAGCATCCGTTGTCATAGCATCAAAGAGACCAGAAGTAACAGCAAATTGGTCAGCCATGCCAGCAAAATCATTTAAAGTTATCACATCTAGAAAAGATGGTACAGTTGTAAAAGAATCTGGTGTAATTAGTGATTATAAGTCAGCAGCTGAAGCATTCCAAACAGAAGTTTCTACCATAGAAAACACACCCGATTTCTACGACCAAGATGCACCATTAGTGCCAGAAGTACCTATATCAACTGGTGACGGTGGAGATATAACAAGTAATTATCAAGATCCAATAATCGCACAAGCATCGGCTGCTCAACAAGCAGCGGCACAGGCGGCTGCTGAACAAGCGGCTGAAGCAGAAAGATTTGCTCAACAAGCAGCGGCACAGGCGGCTGCTGAACAAGCGGCTGAAGCAGAAAGATTTGCTAGAAGAGCAGAGCTTGAAGCCCAGCAAAGAGCAGCGGCACAGACAGTATCAGAAAACTACAATGAATTAGTTCAATCTACAGAACCTGAACCGATTTACAGACCACTGAACCTTGAAGACTATCCTTGGATATTGAAGCAACAAGCAAGTACAGCATTAGCACCTGCTGCCGCACATAGCCATTTGGGATTGGTACTAGTTGGACTTGCTGGATTAGCTTACGTAACCAACAGGAAGTAATTATATGGTTGAATTTGTATGGAGATTAAAACCCAATTGGCCAGGAAGCGGTCAGCCAGATCTTTGGAATAGAACCTCTCCTGTAAGTAGCGTAGATGCTGATGTTCTTCAAACAAATATTGCTAGGTTAGAGCAAATTGCCATATCATTATCGATAGTAGAAAAAAATATTGTGAATTTTAAAAATAGCATAAATGCATTCAATCAAAGAATGAGATTCTCAAGAGATACCAGTGAATTAAGGCGACTTACAGAGGGAAAAAATATTACTGCTAGAAGTTTAGAGAGTGCTGAGACTGAAAGGGATGTGCTTAAATTACAAGAAAAAACAGCACTGAAAATCGTTAACCAAAATAGAGATGAAATGGCTAAGTTCTACACAGCCGGACCATATATGAGTGAAGACAAAGCGTCACTTATGACTATCATTGGTATGGTTTGTGTTGCCGGTGGTGCAGCGTATCTTATCAGATCACCAAGTACATCACTTCCATTTCGTCGTTCATTTCGTCGTTCAATGAAACAATTGTCGCCTGTTACGGCGGCATTTAGATAGATTTAAGTAGAAAATAATGTGAGGAATTAATATGCCAAAGAAAGGATCACACCTGAATAAGCACAAAGTAACACCGAAACCTAAACTCGCAGCAATAATTGGAAAGAAGCCAGTTTCATACGGTCAGGCAGCAAGCGCACTATGGAATGATAAGCAAATGGGAATCAAGAAACTCGAGTTAAATGGCGAGGCTGGAGATGGTCAAACTCTGAAGGTTGGCGGTAAAACCTACAAAGGCGGTCAAATCATTCATACTGGCGAAAACGATGTTTGGAAAGCATTTGCTAATGGTAAGAAGAAGATTGCCATGACCCAACTCGGTACACTAGTCAAGCAACATAGCACCGCTCCAAAGAAGTGATTAAATTGAGAGTAGTATGACTGTATTTCCACCATGCGAAAAATGTGGCGAAAAAATTAGTCGAAGACCTACAGACAAACTCTGCGGAAAGTGTTATTTGCAAAAAAGAAAGGACGCTAGAGACAAAATTACAAAAAAAACAGGAAAAAGACAGTATTTTGAAGAAACTTTTTGGTTTTAGTCAAAAATACCTGTTTAAAAGCGATATAAGCGACTCTGTACTAGTTGGGTCACTCTGATACCTATTACATATCTTGCGTACGACAGACGCCACGCAAAAGGGTATGTTTTTTCGTAAACTAGCAAAAAATTATGATTTTCTAATTATGGATAAAATTTACCAACGACACTAAGAATGATTCCGGTAGCCATGATGATTTGAACAATTCGCCAATTATGTAGCATATCATTTTTAGTTTCTTCTAACTTCTCAAGTAAGATTTCTTTATCTTCGTCTTGCATCTTGATTGTCAATTCTAAATTATTTGGGATCAGACTAGACAAGTCGAAGAATGATTCTTTATTAGAAACTGTTTTATCCTTATTTTGTCTCTTCCTTTCTTTTACCATCAATGGGCCCCCTTGTTTACAGGACGTCTTCCGGTGTAAACCCACCGTTAGCATCTATTAGTAGAAAGTCTTTTTTAGAAAAACCAAAACTTTCGTACTTGTGAAATTTATTTCGTAGGAAGTCTTCTGGAGTCTCTGTACCGAGTACTTCTATGAATCTGACAACGTGTGTTGGTGCAACTATATCAGGGATACACCCGTTCTTTAGTCTAACTTCTGTCCAGAAAGGTATTTTGTTGTCTATCAAGACATTACATATCTCGAAGATTCTAACTCTGTGGTCATTTGTGTGGTCTACATTCAACCTAACAGAGTTCATTGGATTCTTATATGCCCTCTCAACATGCTCCCTAAAGAAGTCGTTGACTATCTTTTGGTCGCTAGAAGGTAACTTCATTTCTTATTTCTCCAGTAGTTTAGAATACTGTAGATTTTCCATGTGTCTAAACCAGTTTTGATGGATATTTCTGACACCGACATACCAGTTTTCTTCCAATTTAGCACATTTTCTAAGATTGGCTTCTCAACAGGAGACTCGATTAAGACTCCATCGTTGAACATAAATCCATATGGTGCGGAGCCAGATTGCTTAGAAGAGGCTTTTATTCCCATGCGTATATTGAGAGAACGCATAGTTTTGTAATACTCTCCTGCAGTTTGTACATTACCTAGTTCTGTTGCTGCTTTAGAACCCTTAATCCATGGTGTAGTTATACAATATATTGATTTCTTACCTAGTAGTTTAATCTGTTCTTTAGTTATACCCTCTAGAGAGTATAGTAGTATACCATTATAGTTATTAATATCAGATAGTAGTTCTTCTAGACCATTAGGAATCTCATCCCAACCATCTGCGTAAAACTCATCTATCACGACATCTACGTCTTTTGCTTTCAATTCCGTGTATTTCACCATCTCGGTGAAGTCATATTGTTTACCCGCTGGCTTGTATAGATACGCTGCTACTTTTGTCATTTTAATTACCGACCCTATGTGCTATGTGTTTGATAAACTCTGCTTCTGTATAACCTAGTCTAATACCCATTCCCCATGCTTGGGAGTAATTGAGTTTTATTCCTATATCACAAAATTCATGCAATATTGTTTGTCTGCTGTTCTCTAGTGTTGATGTGTTCAAAAATAGCCACCTCTAAATTGTTCATACCACCAATAAGCCATTATCAAAATCATAACGGCTCCTATTGTAAAAGTGGAGTGAGTACTAAGATAATCTCCTAGTATAGCATAAGGATAATACCAACTTTCTCCTTCGCTAACAGAGCCCAATGTAGCAAAAATACACACAATAAGGGTTATAGTACCAATTCTTACGAGTGCATCTATGTCAATATCCCCAGTAAATGGATCTCTGAACATCATCTCGCACGGTCCTGTGGTTGAACTAGGTTATTCCTATAGTTATAATAATCTCGGTTGTGGTTAGGATTGGGAGTGCTAGTAAGATGATTCATGTTGGTGTTTGGCCCATAGCGATGGTTAAAGTTGGTAGAGTTATGTGGGTATTTTCTAGGTAGCCTAGATCTTTTTAGCTTGGGTTTAGCTATGTTGTAGTCCATTCTATATCCCAACAGTTCGTCATAATCTATTATTAAGGAACTCACTATAGTGGATTTCCATGTAGGAACCACGTATCTTAACATCTTTTGTTGCGGGAATAATATGGGATATCCAGTTACCTGCGAGTATTTCTTATATTTACAGAAAGAGCGTCTAATAGTATTACACTCGATACAGCGACTTTTCTGAATCAACTTGTTTTCACTGATTATTTTGAAGCGGTAATCATACTCCATAGAGTATTGCGTCTTGCATTTGCACTTCAAACAATGCTGTTTTTCATGTGTCATAACCGCTATAAAACAACTAGGAACCTTGTAAACGTTGATTATGCCAGTCATTTGCCTTCCTTTCTCCTTTCGTAATATAACTCGACAATACCCTCTCCTGCTAAAGCAGCACCACAGAGTGCCCAGAATAAGTCTCCACTGAAATTAGTGTAGCCAAACTCATTGCTCATAGCCAAAACGAATAACACTAACCCAGTTAGAACAATCCATTCGTATCTAAATATGAGTCGGTTCGGCAATTCGTACATTTCATACTGCATCTTATTAAGAACATCGTTTAGTTTATGCTTCTCTAGCCATTCGTTAGGTTTTTTCTTCATAAAAATCACTTTTTATACCTCTCAGTGACTAAGTCTCGACTTACTTCAAAGTCTGATTTTAGCTGTAATAACTTGTTTTTATAGGAACTGAAGTAAAAAAATATACCCATGCTGATTATAAATAACCCCAAGATGATAGCCAGGAGGGTCAGCAGTATAGTTTCATAAATAGCCATATTTTACTCCGTAGTTTGATTTGCGACAACACCTAACAGGACATTCAGAATTGCTCGATCTTCGTCTGTTTCTGCATTTTGGTACTGCCTGATTCTAAGTTTAAGATACTCTACTGTTGACTTGTGATGCAAACACCACCATAAAGCATCTTCTTTTTCATATTCTTCTAACTTAGTTTTGGTCATGTTGTGTCGTCCTCCTTGTTATCTATAAGTTGCATTTCTTCATTTGAATATTTTTTACTTACAACCCATACTATAATCCCATAAACTACTAGAGTGAGATAAAAACACAAATCGCCGATTAACATACTTGTCATAATCTTCTTGCCTCCTTTGCTCTACGGACACATGTTGCACAATTCGGATTGTTTTGCGATGTCAACCTGAATTTTTTAGCACATGTAGGACAAGTGTGATTACGGCTTTTCCAGTTAGGCTTTTTAGTTGGTGCAGCAACCATTATTCTTCCTCCATTTTGAATCCACCAGGGTACATTGCATCGAATTCACAGGCGACTACAGCTAGTGCATATAGTACTTTATCGTAAGAGTCTTGGTATTTCAGGCTATTTGGCTTAACATTTAGTACGTGTCTTGCTGCTGCAACCAACGTCATAAACGAATGCCCAACCTTTGCTTTCCAGAATTCTTCATTCTTTGTCATCTTTATACCTCCTTTTTGCTAAAAAAGACTTTCCAGGTAGATATTCCATATCCATTGCGGTGTAGATTACCAGAACTACAAAATAAAACAAGCATATGCCTGCACAAATGTTACCAATCATGTCTAAATTTGACATATTACATCACCCGCTCCTAAACTCATATTAGCCCCTCCAACTAATCAATTCTACTATGTTAGTGACTATTTCTTTACACATTAAAATATAAGAGACAGCCCAATAGCTAAATATTGGTACACAAAGAAAAATAATAAAAAGACTGAACAGTTCAGCACTCATTGATCTTCCTCCTCAAAAAACTCATTGTAGACGTACGGCCACGTTCTACCGTATACTATATCAGACACGGTTCCTCTCTTAATACCTACATCTACATATAACTTTACTATATCTCCTATAGATAGAGGCTCATATATAGGTTCTATACCTTCATAGTATAGAGATAGGATATCCCACACCTCGTCTTCTGTTAGTTTGCTTCTAGGATTGTTCTCTCCAGCGATTCTTTTGGATTCATGTAAATCATCCATATTGTCGATATGATCGCCTAGTTTGTGATGTGATGGATTACAACAGAG